GGCGGCGGCGCTGACGAGGAGAAGCTTGAGCCGTTCCGCGCCCGCGTCCTGCGCCGCAAGCGCAACCCGCCGCAGGGTGGGGCGCGGACGGATTGGGAAACGTGGGTCGGCGAGGCGCTGGGCTCCGTGGTCCAGGCCGTTTTCGTCGACAGCTTCGCCAATGAGACGCGGGCGGTGTGGGTGGCCTTCACCGTCCTCGACCAGCCCAACGGTATCCCCACGGATGCCCAGGTGGCCCTGGTGCAGGCCTACATCAACGATCCCGTGCGCCGGCCGGTCACGGCCCGCGCCTACGCGATCAAGCTGTCGCTCCTGCCCATCCCCGTCCTGATCCGGGGCCTCACGCCCGACACCACCGACGTGCGCGCCTCCGTCGAGGCCGAACTCGCGGCGGAATTCCTCGACCGCGCCGGCCCCGGCCTGCCGTCCCAGCCCGCGACCCTGTCGCGGTCGTGGCTGGGCGAGGCGGTGAGCCGGGCCGTCGGCGAGTCCCGCCACGTCATCGCGCTCCCCGTGGCCGATGTCGTCGTGCCGGCGGGATACCTGCCCGTCCTCGGCCCCGTCACCTATTCCGATCCCGTCTGAGGACCCGCCGCCATGGATGTGCTGCAGACCGTCAACACCGGCGCCCTGCCGAACGACGGCACGGGCGACAAGTTTCGGGACGCCTTCGAGAAGCTGAACACGAACGACGCCCTCCTCGGGCGCCAGATCGCGGCCATCCTCGGCAACGCCGACCCCGACCTCGACAGCCTGGAGAAGATCGCGCGGGTGATCCGCGAATTCTACGTCGCGGTCAACGCCGTGCCGCCCCTGGTGACGATCCAACAGACCGTCACCAACGCTATCGCCTCCGTGGTGAACACGGTGCCGACCCCGGCGGTGATCAACGACACCATAACCCAGGCCATCGCACAGGCCGTGGCGACGCAGCTCGCCTTCATCGCCAACGGCCCGGTGACCTCCGTCAACGGCCGGGGCGGTGCCGTGACCGTGCGGGAGATCACGACGGACCAGTCCGCCGCCATCGCGGCCAACACCACCGCCGTCGCGGCCCTAACCACGGCGGTTGCGGACAACAAGCGCCTCGCATCCCTCGCCATCGCCCTCGGAGGCTGACTCATGCCGTTCCTCGCAGCCCCGCCCGCCGTCGACCTCACCACGGCGGTGCAGACGCTCTACACGTGCCCGAACGGCTTTCGCGTGATCGCCGAGGCCAACGTGTCGAACAAGGATGCGTCCAACCCCGTCACCGTCACCCTGGCCTGGACGGACGTGAATGGCACGCCCGCGAACGTTTCGAAGAACCTCGTCTTCACGGACATCGCAGCGAAGGACGCCATCGCGCCCAAGCGCAAGGTGCTGGAGCCGGGCGACACGATCACGGGGCAGGCCAGCGCCAACGGCTACGCCGTGGCCTCCATCGACATCACGCATTCGGAGCCGGTCACGTGATCGGGCGGCTTTCCCAGCGCAAGGCGGTCCAGCGCCTGAGCGGCATCGGCACGGCGGCGACGGCGGTAGCCTTCGCCTTCGCGCTCACCGGAGCGGGGCAGCTTGTCGGGGCGAGCCTCTACGCGGATGGCACGTCAAGCCTCGTGCCGTTCAAGCTGGACACCGGAGGGGTTGCCCTCCCGGCGAACTTCAAGCCCTCGGGATTTGCGGTGTCGCCCAGCGGCGAGTGGTTGGCCGTGAACCTCTACGGGAGCGGCGTCAGCAACAGCGCGACCCTTCGCATCTTCCGACGAACCGGGGACAAAACCTTTACTGCGTTCGCGTCTCTGTACGCCGATAATGCGGAAGAACTTCGATTCGTCAGCAACACGGCGTTCGTGCGATCAGCGATTAGCTCGTATCCCGGATACTACACATTCAACGGAACGACGTGGGCAGGGACGTCGTACGGGAACATCCTTCAGGGCAGCTATGACCAAACTCATGGCGGACTGGGTATCAGCACGGATGGTCTGTTTCGATGCTTGATGGGCCGGTTCATAGGGGACGACTGGAATATGGGCTTCTGCGGTGTCTACAACGGGGTAAAACTTGGAGCCGTAGACTTTGGACAGACCATCGGCCAATACAACGTCCTTAAAACCCTAATCTCCCCGGACAGCACCAAGGCCGTACTCATTCACGACGGGTCGAATACGGCCGCCGTCAAGGCATTCACTCGGTCGGGTTCTAGTCTAGCCTATACCAGCAACATACAAATCTCCACGTCAGGACAGCCCGTATTCGCGGCGTGGCTATCTAACACTCAGCTTCTTCTTGCACTCACAGAACCTAACACCTACGTGGCTAATCAAGCGCCTCCGTTCGGAAAGCTCTTGCGACTTCAGGTAGTCGATATTTCATCTAACACTATCGGAACGTCTACGCCGGTATTGAATTTATCGCAGATATTCTCCTCTTCAGGAAACAAAGTCACGGACATAATGAAGTTGTCAGGCACGCTTTACGGTGTTGTCACGGATGACTTTCAGTTCGCCGTGGTTTCGGTCGTCGGGATGACCGTCACTTTCGTTGGGGCGTCAGCAATCAGCTTCCAGAAGCCTTACGCCGCCGCGTTCTACCGCGCGAGCTAATCGGGATTGACCCATGGACAACCTGTTCAGCCGCGTCATCGGCGATACCGCCGAGCCTCCCGGCCCGCTCCCCTTCGCGGCAACCACGTCCACCGGCGAGCCCCGCACCGATCTCTGGGGCCAGTACGAGGCCGGGCACCTCACCCTGTCCGACCTTGCTGATATGGATCTGTGGCCGGCGACCCTCGACGAGGCGTCGTTCGATCCGGAGACGGAAGCGCCCGCCGACCTCGTGATAACGCTGAACCGGCGTTGGAAAAAGGTTGCCTGCGCCCGGGGCAAGCGCCCGCTCACCGCCGACGAACTGGCCGCGCGCCGGGCAGCGGTGGTGGCGGCCAGGGTCGAGGTCGTGAACGCCGAGCGCGACCGGCGGCTTACGGGCGGGTTCCGCTACGATTTCGGCGGGACCATCGGCCCGACGGTGCTCCAGACCCGCGATGCCGACGACAAGGTGAACTGGCTCGTGAGCAAGGGCATCTACCGCGACCTCGTCGCGGCTGGTCAGGGCGCCCAGATGGCGGCGCGGTTCCGGAGTGCCGACAACGTCACGTTTCTCGTGAGCGTCGCGGACGGCCTCGCCGCCCTCGTCGCCATGGAGACCTGGGGCGCGGCCGTCCTCGCCCGGTCCTGGGCGCTGAAAGACGCCCTCGCGGACGGCGCCGACCCCGCCGGCCTCGACATCACGCAGGGCTGGCCGGACTAACCGGCCGGCCTCGGCCCGTTCCAAGCCCCGAGGCGCCCCGTGTCCCTTTCCACCTCCCCCAGCGCGACCGTCGACACCACCACGCTCACCGCCGACTTCACCGGCGGCACGGCGGACGGGGTCGGCGAGCACGCCACGCAAGCCGGATGGCCCTGTGCCCTCCTCGGCCTCACGCCGCCCTCGGTGGCCGACCGCCAGTCCAACCCCACGGCCGACGACCTCCTGCCGGCGGTCCTCGCCCTGGCCCCGCGCGGCCCCGCCTGGGGCACCGACGAGGCCGGGGACGGACAGGGCGCTTCGCCCGTGATGCGCCGGGTGTGGCGGGCCATCGCGGCGTTCTTCGCCGATGTGAACGCCCGCGACTTCGAGGTGGCCACGCAGGCGTTCCCTTCGGCCGCCACCATCAGCCTGCCGGATTGGGAAACAGAACTCGGCCTCCCCGACCTGTGCACGGCCGACGGCGTCACCCTGGCAAGCCGCCTCGCCGCCGTCCGCACCCGCTTCGGTGCGGAGGGTGGCCAGTCGCGGGAATACTTCGTCTGTGTCGCCGCCGCCCTCGGCTATGACGTCTCCATCGAGGAGCCGTCGCAGTTCATGTGCGACGAAAGCGAGTGCATCGAGGGTGGTGTCGTCGAAACCTACTTCACATGCGACGACACGCAATGCGACGAGCCGTTGGAATCCTTCGCGGTCTACGCCGCGCCGGGGTCCTACGGCGACGAGGTGGCCGGCGGCATCATCGAGGACGGCTTTTCCTGCGATGACGGCGAGTGCGACGACACTCCGCTTGAGACCTTCCGGCCCGATCCCGACGGCGACGTCTGGCAGTTCTGGGTGGTGCGGGTGAAGACCCTCGGGGAGACGTGGTTCCGCGCCGACGAGGGCGAGTGCGACGGCGACCCCATCGAGGGGTTCCTCCAGGCCACCGACCTCGAATGCATCCTCCAGCGGGCCTGCCCGCCGCACACCCGCCTCGTGTTCTCCTACGACGTGCCCGTGATCTGAGGGCCGCCCCCGGCGGGTTCGCCGGCCTGTCCTGACCCCCCGCCCCCTTCCCCTGCGCCGACCGGCCGCGTGAGCGCGCCGGATCGCGTCCGCGCGCCTGTGCTCCCGCCTGAGAGACCCGACCCATGCTGTACAACGCACCGACCGGCTCGACCGACCCGAATGCGGATTATGTCGGAAAGAACGTGGCGGCCGGCCGGCAGGGATCGAAGATCCCGCCCACGGTCCCGATGACGGTCCAGCGCGAGCTGGTCGCGATCATCACGGAGTCCGGCCAGACCCCGACCAATGATGACCTGACGCAGGTTCTCCGGGCGATCCGCTCGGGCAAGCTCACGACCTATACGGACATCAGCTCTGTCCCGAACTCGCTCCTCATCACGCCGCGCACCCCGCACACGGCGCTGCTCAAGGGGCTGGCGTTCAAGGTCTATCCGGCGTTCGCCAACACGGGCGCGTGCCAGCTCACCGTTGGCAGTCTGTCGGCCCCCCTCACCCGCCGCGACGGCACGGCCCTGGTGTCGAAAGACATTCTGCCGGGCATCGCGATCTCCTGCACCTTCGACGGCCAGGTGTTCCGCCTCGACCAGCTCGCGCAGAGTGAGGTGGCCCGCACGGTCTCCAATCCCATCCTCTACGTCCGGCCGGACGGCAACGACGCCAACAAGGGCGACGGCAACAACGCCGCCCAGGCCTTCGCGACCATCGGCGCCGCGCTCGCCTACGGCGTCAACTTCCTCGTCTATTCGGGCTCGGCCCTCACGATCCAGCTCGGGCTGGCCGGCATCTATGCCGCCCCGGCGACGCAGGGCATCGCCGGTTCGAACGCCACGCTGCTCGGCGGCATCGGCACGGTGCAGATCCTCGGCGATATCCTCAACCAGGATCAGTACGTCATCCAGGGCACGGGCTATGCCGGCAACTCCGGCATCATCCACGCGTCGTTCGGCACCGCCCTCACCCTGCGCGGCGTGGCGATCCAGAACAACAGCCCCGGCACGTTCAACACGATCACGGCCGCGTCGAACTCGACGATCTACCTCGAAAACGTGTCCATGGGCGGCCTCAACGGCTCGGTGCAGGCGCATCTGGCCGCGAACGGCGGCGGCAACATCCGCGTCGGCGTCGGCTGCAAGATCACCTCGTCGCAGGGCTGCATGCTCTACGTGTTCGGCGGTGAAATCACGATCCTGGCCACCGTGACCCTCGTCGGTGCCCTGGCCGTCGGCATCGCCTTCGCCCGCTCCATGGGCAACGGCAAAATCTTCTGCCCCGGCGGTGCGGGCTTTGCCGGTGGTGCCGTCACCGGCCAGCGATACCTGACGGCCAACGGCGGCATCATCAACGTGTTCGGCCAGGGTGCCAACTTCTTCCCCGGCTCCACCGCCGGCACGAGCACGGTCGCCGACCAGTACAACTGATCCCCTCCCCGACATCGCGCCACCGCGCCGCGCCCCGGCGCGGTGGCCTTCGCACGCCCCTGCCCTCCCCGCCACGGACCCCGCGCCCATGACCGGACAGCCCTCCACGAACCTCCCGCCCTACACCCCCGAGGATTGGTATTTCCGCCGGGCCGACGGCTCGCTCTACAGCACCGCCCGCATCCTCACCGTGTCGCCCGACGACGCCGACTATGTGGCTTGGAAGGCCGTCGACCCTGCCCGCGTTCCGAGCTTCTATCCCCGTGACGAAGCGGGCGCGGAAAGCCCGGCCGAGCTGGCCAAGGCCCTCGCGCAGTTCCCCGGCGCCTTCGCCAGCCTGCCCGACTATGTGGCCTCCCTGCGCTACGCGGCCGAGGTCGCCGGTATCGAAGTCGCGGGCATGGCCATCGCCACCGACCGCGAGAGTCAGAACCTCATCAACGGCGCGTTCAACCTCGTGAGCGTCAAGCCCGACATGACGATCCGGTTCAATGTCGGCGGCCAGTCCATCCGCCTCGGCTCCGTCGAGGTCCATGTCGTGGCCATCGCCGTCGGCGAGCACGTCCAGGCCTGCCGCGAGCGCGAGGGCACGGTGCTCGACGCCATCGAGGCGGGCACGGTCAAGACCCGCGCGGAGGCCGAGGTGGCGTTCCAGGCCTCCGCCGCCTGACGCCCCACCGCCCCGACCCATCCCGATCCGCGCCGCCTCCGGGCGGCTTTTTCATGCCCAGAGGCCGTTCCGTGTCCCAGCTCCTCGCCGTCGTCCTCGTCTGCGCCGCGACCGTCGCGCCCGCCGACTGCACCCGCGATACCGCCACCGACCTCGTGGTGCAGCCCGCGCCCTCGGCCGCGCCCACGGCCTGCCTCCTCGCGGGGGAAGCCGTGGTGGCGGGCGGGGCGCTCGGCCGGGACATGCCGCCCGGCGCCTACCTCAAGATCGGCTGCGAGCGCCGCCGGGGCTGATTTCCCCAAGCGCCTGATCTTCCACGCTTCGACACTTCTACGCTTCGACGCTTCTAAGCGGTCAACCGACAGGACAGGGCTATGGCAAAGGACGGGTTCACCCGCGCCTATGCACGCGTGCGCGTGTATGAGGGCGGCAACGTCGATGACAAGCGCGACCCCGGCGGGCGCACCTCGCGCGGCGTCACGCAGCGGGTCTATACCGCGTGGCTGCGCCGCAAGGGCCTGCCTCCGGCCGACGTCTGGACGGCACCGGCTCCGCACGTCACCGCGATCTATCGCGAGCTGTATTGGGACCGCGTCCAGGGCGACGCGCTCCCGGCCGGCGTCGATTTCGCGGTGTTCGATGCCGCGATCAACTCCGGGGTGGGGCAGGCCGCGAAGTGGCTGCAGCGCGCCCTGCCGGGCTACACCGGGCAGATCGACGGCAGCATGGGGCCGGCGACCCTCGCGGCCGTCGAGGACGACGCCGACAACGACGCCCTCGTCGCCCGCCTGTGCGCGAACCGCTACGGCACCCTGCGCAAGCTCAAGACGTGGAGCGCCTTCGGCAAGGGCTGGTCGGCCCGCATCGCCAACGTCCAGAAGATCGGGCAGGCCTGGGCCTCCGGCTCCGTCGGCCCCGATCCCGTCGCGGTCGACGTCATCGGCGGCCACCGCAAGGCTGTGGTGTCCGAGGACACCGTCGCGCGTCCGCTCCTGTCGGTGAATGCCGCCGGGGTCACCACGGCGGCATCGTCCGTCGGCTCGGCCGCGTCCGATCTGGCGACGAAATTCGAGGTGTTCCGCGAGCTGTTCGGCTGGATGCCCTACGTGCTCGGCGCCCTCGCGATCCTGTCCGCCGTGGCGGGTGTCGTCGTCATGATCGGGCATTCGGCGGCCGACCGGGCCGAGGCGGGCAAGGCGGCCAAACCCATCGACCTCGCGGCCGATGAGGACGCGATGCCGGTGGCTGTCAACGACAATGCCGGCCTCGACCTCGCGGCGGAGGCGGCATGATGGGCGCCGCCCTCCTCGCCCTGGCCCTGCGTCTTGCCGGGCGCGGTGCCGACGCCCTCGGCGTGCCGCTGGCGGGCTTCGCGCTGCTCGCCGGCCTCGCCCTCGGCGCGGGGCCGGTCGGGTATGCCGGCTTTCGCATCGGCCGCGCGCTGGGCTGGACCGATGGCGCTGCCTCGGCCGACCGCACCGCCGAACTCAACACCCTCGCCCGCGACCTCGCCGAAGCCCGGGCCGACACCGCCAACGCCCGCGCCTCGGCCGAGGACGCGCGGGCGACCTCCCAACGCAACGCCGCCTCGGCGGCCAGGGCACAGACGGAACGGGACAGCTATGCGCGCGAACTGGCGAAACGTGGCCCTGTGCGGGCTTATCCCCTGTCTGACGGCGATGTCCGCCGGATGCTCCGCGACGCGTGGGCTGTCGAGCCCGGCGGTGGGCGCCCGCGCCCTGCCGCCCGTCGCTGACATCGTGCCGGCGCCGGCAGTCCGGCCGATCCCCATGCGGGGCGAGGATGCCCGGCTCTATGCCCGCCGCGCCCTCGACTACGGCGACGAGAACGCCGCCGGGCTTCGCTCTGGGGCGGAGGCCTATGCCCGCCTCGCCGACGCCCTCGCGCATCCGCCTGACGCCGGGCCTTAAGCGCCCTGCCCCGCCGGACCACGGGTCGCCCGCGCCGGGCGGCCCGCCTCACGCGCTACAACCGCCGCGCCCGCGAGGCGGCCGGCCAAGGGGCCTTCCATGTCTGAGAACCTGCCGGCGGTGGCCGGTGACCCGAACTCGAACGTGCTGGTCGCAGCCATTGCCAAGGCCGCCGCGATGCTCGCCGCGCAGAATGCGGGCGACCGCACGAAAGAGGGCGGCGCCCTCGACCGCAAAGCCATCGAGGACATCGCCGAGGAGTGCGTGCGGGAGGCGTTCAAGCGCATCGGTGTCGACCTCGCGGACGGCAAGAGCGTCCATGCCTTCAACACCACCCTCGCCCACGCCGAGGGGGCGCGGACGATGGTCGGCAAGATCGGCACCGCCGTTCTCACCGCCCTCCTCACGTCGGCGGCCCTGGCCGCCGCCGCCATCGTCGGAAAGTACGGCTTCGGGAGTGTTCGATGAAAGCGCTTCTCCTCGCCTTCCGCCTCGCCCTCGCCCTCGTGGTCCTGGCCGAGCAATACGCCCTCGCGGCCTGGGCCGGGCCGGACCTCGAGGCGGCCATTGCCCCCGTGCTCCGGCGGCAGTCCATCGAACGTCCGGACCTCCTCGCCGATGGGCGGCTCCTGTGCTGGACGTGGGCGTTCGACAAGGCCCGGGCGGCCGACGTGGTCGACGCCGGCTGGACCCTGCGCGGCGACGGGCTGGTGTTCCCCTACGAGCGGGTGCGGACGGTGGCCGACTCCGAAGGTGTCACCCCCGGCCTGCCGCGCCGTCCGGTTCGCAACGGGCATTGGTCGCGCAAATGCGTGGACGTGCCCGCCCGCCTCGTCGGACGGCCGTTCCGCCTGACGGGCTTCGTCGAATACCGCACGCCCTGGACGGGCCGGTTCTGGACCGTGCGCCAACCCACCGCCGAGGCCGAGATCCCGGGAGGCGCGCCGTGAGCCATGCCCTCGACCTCCAGGCGGATGCGCTCTTACGCGCCCTCATCGAACAGCATGGCGGCGACCTCACGGCCGCCGGCCTCATGCTCTGCGCCGGCATCACCCTCGCCGACCTCGACGGGGAGGATTTCGAGCGCGCCTTGCACCGCGCCGTCGGCGCCCTGTTCCGCCGTCCCCCCTTCGGGCTCCCGCTTGGAAGCGTCGAAGCGTCGAAGCGTCCCAGATCGGAATCGCCATGACCGGCCGCACCACACCCGCCACCCGCGCCGAGGCCGAGGACGACGTCGCCCGCGTCACCCACTTCCTCGCGCTCGGCTATCCCGTCACCGCCCCGGTGGGGAATCCGAACCTGCGCTCGGCCGTCCGCATGGCCGGCGACAGCCTCGGCCGGAACCGCGCCACCTTCGCCCAGCGCATCGGCAAGCCCGACCGGCCGGGCTCGCACTTCGGCCGGTTCGGCCTCGCCCCCAACTGGACGATCCCGGCCGAGCGCGGCGAGATGGGCACCAAGCCGGTCCTGCCGGGCTTCGCCATCGCCTCGACCTCGACGCAGCGGGACGCCAGCGGCAACATCGAGCGCGAGTGGCTGCGGACCCGCAAGGCGCCCTCGGCCGAGCGCTTCGCGGTGCCGGCCGGGCAGGTCATCAAGGGCGTGTCCGCCCTCGTCGACGGCGAGGGCCGCGAACTGGCGAAGTGGATCAAGACCCGCACGGCCGACCGCGACCCGGTCGAGTTCGCGCAGGCGCTCCGCGATGTCATGCTCGAAGTGCGCGGCGCGGCCGTGGTGGCCGAGCCCGTCGCGGATCAGGAGGCGGACCTCCTCACGGTCTACGTGATCCCGGATCTGCACCTCGGCATGCTCGCCTGGGCGTGGGAGTGCGGCGAAAGCTACGACCTCAAGATCGCGGCCGACATGGCCCGGCGCGAGCTGTCGCGCCTCCTCGCCATGGCGCCGCCCTCGCGCAACGCCGTCATCCTGTTCCTCGGCGACTACTTCCACATGAACGACCGCCGGAACGTCACGCCGCGTTCCGGGCACACCCTCGACGCCGATGGCCGCTGGCGGAAGGTCTACGAAGTTGGCGCCCGCCTCGCCGTCGGCCTGTCGAAGGCCGTCGCCGAGCGCCACGAGCGCGTGGAGGTGGCCTTCCTGCCGGGCAATCACGACGAGGACGCGGCCAAGACCCTCGCCGTCGCCCTGGACCTCTACTTCGAAGGGCACGAGCGCATCGCCGTCGCGGGCTCGCCCGGGGATCACTGGTTCCGCCGCTTCGGCCGGTGCCTCCTCGGCGCGAGCCATGGGCACACGATGAAGCCGGCGCAGATGGCCATGATGCTCGCCACGGATCGCGCTCGCGATTGGGGTGAAACCGACCATCGGCACTTCTTCTTCGGCCACATCCACCATGAGACGGCCAAGGAAGTCGGCCCCGTCCGCGTCGAGAGTTTCAGCGCCCCGGCGGCGAAGGACGCCCACGCGGCGGCTGGAGGCTACCGGAGCAACCGGGCACTCAACGCCGTCACCTTCCACGCCGAGCGCGGGGAAATCTGCCGACACCGCGTCAACATCGTTTCAGGCCAGGAGGCGGCCTGAATGGAGTACACATACACCAATCCGAGATGGGGGGTGCATGTGGCAAAAAAAGAGTGCGAAATTGAGGGGTGCGGGCGTCAGGTTCGGGCGCTTGGGTTATGCAATTCGCACTACATCCGACAGCGCACGCTTGGCGAGCCTACAGCGGGCGGCCCTTTCCGAGGCGGGCCTCTCGCTTGGATACGCGCTCACGTCGATTATGCCGGTGGCGAGTGTCTCATTTGGCCCTATGCGCGCAACAACCGGGGTTATGGGCGGATACGTGCCTCGGGACGTGAACACCTAGCGCATCGCTTCATGCTCCGCCTCACGAGCGGTGATCCTCCGTATGGCTTACCGCAGGCTGCGCACTCATGTGGGAATGGGCACCTTGGGTGCTGCAACCCTAATCACCTATCCTGGTCGTCGCAGACCCTCAATGAATTAGACAAAATCAGTCACGGCACTCGCTATAAGGGCGAGCAGCACCCGCTTGCAACTATAGATGAAGCAACGGTGCTTGAATTGGTGCGCCTTCATAAGGACGGCGCAACATATAGACAAATTCAGAGCCGCTATAGAATTAAAACAACAACGCTTTCTTCCATACTAAACGGCCACAATTGGTCTTGGCTGACGGGCATCAAACCTGTGCCGAAGGTTCCGAAGGATTGAAAATGAACCCCGTGCCCGACGACAATCCGAAAACCCGGTTCGGCGTGACGAAGCCGGCCATGAGCGTCGTGCCGCCGGATGCCCTCGTGCACCTCGCGCGGGCGATGCAGAACGGCGCGGCGAAGTACGGCGCGTTCAACTGGCGCGAGCGCAACGTCTCTTCGACGATCTATTACGACGCCGCCTTGCGCCACCTCATGGCGTGGTTCGACGGTGAGGAGGAGGCGCCCGACAGCGGCGTGCACCACCTCGGCCACGTCATGGCGTGCTGCGCCATCCTCCTCGACGCGAGGGAAAACGGTGGCCTGAACGACAACCGGCCGAAGCCCGGGCGCTTCGCGGCCCTCATCGAGCAATTCACCGTGTCCCCTGCCTCGGCGCCCTGACGCCCCCACCCGAAGCCCGGCTGCGCTCACGCGTGGCCGGGCTTTTTTGCGTTCTAAGGCTGGAAGGTTAGAACCTTACGACCTTATGAGGTCGTCACCTCCTGACCTCAGTGGAGCCGTTGCCCGTAGGCGGTGAAGAACGCGATGGCGTCGACCACCTTGCCGAGCACGGCTTGGCTTTCCTCCGGTGAGAGGCGCGGTGTGCCATCCTTCGCCGGCATCACGCCGGCCGCAGGCTCGTCAAGTGAATGGAGGTTTTCCGTCGCCATGACGAAATTCAGATCGGGGAACTCGGCCTCCAGGTACTGCTCCAGGCGAGCGAGGCGCAGTTCATCGCTCAGGATGCTCCGGGGTGGGATCGCCAGGACAGCGCGGGGCTTGTCCGTGCCCTCGACGTGATAGACGCGGGTGGGGGTCAACGACATTCTGGCCTCCTGTTTGTTCTAGTTTTGTTCTCGTCACGATAGGAGTCAATCCCCATCGCGAGTGACTCACAGGAAGCGGTTGGCACATGAAAAAGCCCGGCGGCGCTCACGCGTGGCCGGGCTTTTTTGGGTTCTGACACCGGGGCGCGCCTAAGCGGCGTTGGCCTCGGCGTTGAGGTTCGGGATGCGTTCAAGCTCGTCGGCGAGTTTAGCGCGGGCCAGCCACAGGTTGCGCGCTTCCTGCATGCCCAGCCAAAGCTGGGGGCCGTTGCCGCAGATCTTGCCGAGGCGCAGGGCCATCTCGGTCGAGATGTCCGACTCCTCGGCCAGAATGCGGTGGACCTGCTGGCGCGTGACGCCGAGCTTGATCGCAAAATCCGTGATCGTCATGTTGAGCGCGGGCAGCACATCCTCACGGAGGATGGCGCCGGGGTGCGTCGGTGCCCGGTTCGGGCCGGAGGCCGCGAATTCCTGAGCCAAGTCGGGTGTCTCCTGTGTGTCGGGGCTGGGCGCATCATCGCGCTGCTGTGCCCCCTGTTCGGCGTATAAGCGCGCCGTTCAAGCAATGAGAGGGGCGCCGGCATAACCGGCGCCAACTCTTCAGTGGTACTGTTCGAAGTCGACCCGGCAGGCGTTCTCGCCGGAGAACTCGAACGTGATCCGCCAGGGGCCGTTCACGCTGATCGCGTACCGCGTCGGCGTGAGACCCTTCAACGGGTGAAACTGATAGCCGGGAATGTTCATGGCCCCCGGGGTCGCGGCGGCGTCGAGGGCATCGAGCATGCGGAGCATGCGCGGCTGCATCGCTGCGGCAATCTTGGGCGAGGAGCGCTCCTTATGCAGCTCTTCGAGGTGCTTGTTCTTGTAACTCTCGATCATCGTTGAAGGGGCCAATCTTGTTCGGGGGGTCGTGGTGGGGGGTGTCCATGGCGGGCTCTCCGGTGCAGTCCTCTGAGGGGTTTTTTGCTTACGTCGCGTGGCGCGCGACGCCCGGCGGCGAGGAAGTGCGCACTTCCCCCCGCCGCCGGGCGTCGCATGACAAGCGACAGTTGACAGGTAGGACCACTCGCGACGCGTGTCAAGTGTCGGGTTACGAGTATGGGGGCATGCCCGCGCCTTCGTCTGCGGCACGCACGAAAAAGCCCGGCCGCTTGATGCGGGGCCAGGCTGTTGAGTGTCGGGGGTTCGAAGGCTTGGAACTTATAGACTTCGAACCTTATAAGGTCCGAGGGTTGGTTCAGAGGCTGGCGGCGAGGCGGGCCTTGACGGCCTGCGCCAGGAAGCCGGAGCGGGACTCGCCTTGGGTTTGGGCGGCCCGGTCGAGCCGCTTGAGGAGGCTTTCCTCAAGCGTGATGTTCACCCGCACGCTCTTGCCTGGCAGATCCACCTGCAGAAGCGCGATCATCGCGCCTTCGCTGTCCGCCCTGAAATCCGGGTCGTCGCGCAGCTCGTGGAGGGCGCGGGGCTGGGGGATCTCATCGCCGTCCTGCGCCATGCCCTCGACGTGGAAGGCGATGGCCTCGGCGGCCTTGAGATACAGCGTGTCGAGGTCGCCGGCGGCGGTGGTCGCCCCCGGGAAATCGGGGAACGACGCGCCGTAGCCCCCTGCCTCTTCGTGAATCAGCGTAACGATGTGAGCCATGGCGGCTTGTCCTTCCCTGTGCGCCAAGGGGCGCACGAGGGCTCCAACGGAGCCCCCGTGCGTCGCCTCAGGCGATCCACCCGGCTTGGTGATAGATGCTCACCAGACTGCCCCGGGGGATGAACGGCACGCTCATGTCGAGCGTGATTTTCCCTGGCCGCGTCTTGTGTTTCATCTGAATATGACGACCGGCGCCGCACCGAAGTATCCACCACTCGTCGGCATGCAATTTTGCGATGAGTTCAAACGTATATATGCCGCTGTTGGACTGCATAACCACTCTCCGTTGCGCCGGGGGAGCGCCTAAATATTCCCCTCAACGCTGACGGAATGCGGACCTTACGAAGTGCTGTAGTTGGTTGCGTGCTCGGGTGCTTGGCGGCTTGCTGGTTCGCCGGAGCGATGTGCGTCCAGGCTTGACGATGCTTGCGCGTGCGCGGCTTGGCAGTGAGCATCATCGCGGCCCAGGTCCCGACAAGGATTGGGGCGTCGCGATGCCGAAAGAAGTCGACCACGGAAGCGACGGCCTCGACGGCAAGGCGGCGGAGGCGCGACCGGAGACTGCCGTCGTCCTCGGCCTGTATTCGGGCGGCCTTGGGGGTGTAGAGCACGGCTTGCCACTCCTTCGCGTTCGGCGGCGGCCCACCGGGCCGGCTGCGCCGTCGATACACATTGATACACACCATTAACCAAGCGTCAACCGGCTCGATGCGGGCAAGGATAAGGGATCGGCCTCCGGCTCTCCGAAGGCTATAACCTTCGAACCTTATAAGGTCGGAACCCTGTGTCTTCTGAATCACGGCTGTTTCAAACGTGGGGAAACGTTTCTCGCGCGGTCAATATTCTATGTCGCACCCCCGTTTCAGTGATTTTCGCCCGCGAAACTCTCTGTTAACAATTCCCTGCCGGCGCGAAGTCGTTGGTCGGATAGGGGGGATCCGAACACAAGCAGGGGCGCATCCGGGCAAGCATCGGATGCGGCGCGGGGCTGCTGATTACAGTTCCGGGCCACGCTGCTCGTCGAAGGTCACCCGTCCGTCATTCATCCGGCAGCAACCGGATTTGCGGAGACACGGAACGTGAGTACTGGCGACACGACGCGCGCGGCGGCGCGTCTTTCGACGCAGCGCGAGGCTGCGAGCCTCCTGCACGACATCACCGAGCACCTAGTCGAGATCCGGCCGATGAAGGGGGGCGAATACCTCCTCGCCTTCCGGGTGGATGCGAGCTTGCATGACCGCTTCTGCGGCTGGGGCTCGGCCGAGGCCGACCTTGAGCCCGAGGAGGCGGAGTGCGATGCCCGGCACCTCCCCCGCCTGGGGCCGTCCGATGCGGTGCGCGAGCTACGCGCGACCCTGTCGCACGAGCTGGCGAAGATCCTTGAGCGCAAGGGCGTGCGCGAGAAGCTGGCGCAGCTCACGGCCGCCTGAGGGGCGGAATTGAACAAGGGGGCGGTTGATTAGGCCGCGCCCCTTGCCGGCTCGGGCGACGACGGAACGGCGCCGCCTCTGCCTCCCCCTTCTGCGCAGCAACACAAAAGGGGTCCGTGCGGAGGGGTGAATCGCTCCCCCCTTCGCCGGACCTATAGCATGACCTTATAAGGTTTGAACCTCCGACTCTCCGAAGGTTTGCGGGGCCGTCTCAATCGCGCTTGCGCCCGCTCGGCCGGTTCGCCGTCTGAGGCTCAAGGCCGGCCAGCCCCTCGGCTTCGAGGAGGAGCGTCCAGGCGCGAATGCCGAGGGCCTGGAGGGAAACCTCCTTGTCCAGGGCGAGCTGGCGCAGGCGCTTCCGGTCCTTCGCCGAAACGAGGATGCTCAAGGGTACGCCCTCGGCGCCCTCCAGCTTGGCCTTGGCCCTCGGGGCCTGCGCGGCGGGCTGAGGATCTGCCCCCGCCTCGGCCGTGGCGCTGACGCTCGGGGTCGGCTCATAGGTCGCTAGGGTGCGCGGCGCGCGGCGCGGTGGGTTAGTCATGGTGGAACTCCGTGATCCACTGCCACACCTTGCGCAGCTCGGCCTCGGCGGTGCGCGCCGAGGCCCCCTGCATTTCCATGACGCTCAGGCCCATGAGGGCCGCGTCGGCGTAGATGGTGCGGTCACCGATTGAGAACGGGCAGACGGGCGCGCCGAAGCGGCTCAGGAAGGCGCGGGCGTCATTGGCGCGGCGCTCGTTCCGAGCGGCGCTTACGACGACCACGAACGGCCGGTTGAGGCGTTTCAGCATATCGAGGGTGTCGACCACAGCCTCGACATCGTTGATGGAGGTCTTCACCGGCACGATGATGAGATCGGAGAGGCGGGCGGCCTCGGCCTCCGGCTGGCCGACCGCCGGCCGGGTGTCGATGAACAACGTCCCGGCCTCGACCTTGAGCTGGTCTACGGCGGCCGTGAGCGGCGCATCGCCCAGCTCGAACAGGTCCGGCATTTCGGGGGCGGGGTCCGCCTCCTGGCGCCGCTTCCACCACTTGAGGGTGGTCGCCTGGGGCATGTCCCGGTCGATGAGCATCGACGGCCCGGCCTCGGCGGCGAGGGCCGCGAGGTTGGCTGCCAGGGTGCTTTTCCCGCTGCCGCCTTTTTGGCTGATGAGTGCGATCGTTTTCACCTGACAACCTTATGCGTTGCGACCCGCGCGGACTCAGAGACTCACGACCTTATAAGGTCAGGAGGAGAGGGGTTATTCCAAACCGGGGCGCGATGTCACCGACCTCAATCGGCAATGAGCGAACTTAGACCAGCAATTTTCATCTTGCGCAAGATGGGCGTTGCACGCAAGATGGCCTGGAACGCATAGAGGATGCTATGACCGCGACAACCTTACGCCCTCGATCCGAATCGATGCCGCCAAAACTCGACGCCACGAGCGAAACTGACCGCGTTCACATCGTGGCGCCGCGAGCATTGTTGAAGGATGTCGAAGAGTGGCGCGCGCAGCACCGTCCTATCCCTAGCCTTTCTCACGCCATTCGACGCTTGATTGAGCTAGGGCTTGAGGCCGAGCGTGCGCGTGGCCGGGAAGCGAGCGCTTCGGATTGATGGGCGTTTTACGCAAGACCCGTTTGACGCCCGAAGATGAATCGGGCCACATAACGTCTTCGTCGGCTTGCCCTTGGGCGAGTCGCGCTTGCATTCAAAGGAAGACGGCCACGACAGTGACCTAGACAAGGAAAAGGCGCCAACCCCGCCACAGGGTTAGCGCCTTAGGCCGATCAGAGATCGACGGGTGTGTTTCCAATCCCGAAAATCTCACACCTCCCCACGGAGGTCAAGCGAAAGGCGCCACCTTTCGCAACGGCCGCTCCATGCCCGGACCCTCGTCGCGGCCCGAAAGGGACCGGACACGATGTTTCACGCGACAATGGCCGCCGCGATCGACGGCGCGCGCACCCTTGCCCATGCCGACGAGCTGGCGCGGACGATCTGGCAGGCGCACGCTAGCGCGGCCGTTGACGACGATGGGGCGCAGCGCCTCGCCGAGCGGCTGCACGAGCGCCGCAAGGCCATCCGGGGCGAGATCCAGCCCGTTGGCATTCCGGCGGGCCGACGCAGCCTGTTTCCGCCGAAGCGCCCCCAGCGGTCGCCCGACCGGGCCGCGTCCCGCGACCGCCGCCGGCTCCTTGCCTGTTCCGGCCCGCTGCCGCCGGCTCTGGCGTCGCGGTTCACGACGGCGCAGCTCGCGGTGCTGCGGATCATCGGCGACGAGGTGGTGGCCTCGGGCGTGTGTGGGCTGTGCCTCGATGCCATCGCGGCCCGGGCGGGTGTCTGCCGGCGCTCGGCGCAGGCCGCGATCCGTCTTGCCGAGGGCGATGGCTTGTTGCTGGTGCAGGAGCGGCGGCGCGAGGGGCGGACCAACGACACCAACCTCGTGCGGGTCATCAGCCGCGAGTGGCGGGCGTGGATGCGGCGCGCCCAGCGCTCGGCCGGGGGAGGGCGCCCCCCAGGCCATGCACACCTTGCCCCCATAGGGTGCAAAGCGATTCACCCCACGGATAAGGGTCTTATTCTCAAGGGGAAACGGCAGGCGGAGCCGTCACCAAAATCTGCCGGGGGGCAGGGTTCTCCCCAGGCTGCGCCGCGTTTAGAATCGTGCGAGCCGGAGACATCGCGGGCGGAAACGGTTCGGTTGGCGATGGCGGGCCTTTTTGGGCGGTGAGGCCGCCTGCTATGCGTTCCGCGTCTGTTCTCATAAGGCGTGGCAATGCGCTGGCCCGAAACGCTGGCCGATTTCCCCTATGTGGTGGTGCGCCTCGGGTGCGCATTCTGCCCGCACCGCCGGGGCGTCTACCGCCTCGCGCGGCTTGCGGAGCGCTACGGCGCTGGGGCCTGCCTCAATGCCGTCCGGCGGGACTTAGCGAAGCCTTGCCCCCGCCTGGGCAATGCCGGCACGAGCCTGCGGCCCGGGTGCCGGGTGGAGTTCGTCGACCTCATGTTGTGGGCTCGGGAGCGTCCGGCCGCCGACGTGCCGCAGGCTGCAGACCGTCTCCCGGCGGGAGGCCCAAAAAAGGCTGGGAACTGAGGGGCGGTAAAATCTATCTTGGCCGCATTCAATTTGGCATTGTGATCGAATGGAACCGCCTGCGGCAGTCGCGGCCGGGTCATCGGTGGCCAGTGATATGCGCGCTTTTCAATATTCGGCAGGAGTGCTTGTTCTAGTTTTCCTCGGCGGCTGTAACCCGGGTTTTAGTGACGAAGACATTGCGGCGGTGAAAAAGACTATTAAGGCGGAATTTGAGAAAAAGCCGGGCGTAACTGTCTCGGAGGTTACAATGCTCAAAGAAAACTCGCGAAAGCTAAGCGGATTTGTCAAGGCGAAGTTTTCGACTATTGACGTAATAAAAGCTTGTTCTGCCACTATGGACGAACAAGGAAAGCAATATCTTTGGAAGTGCGAATAGCATTTTCCTGCACCATCCAATATCACGGCTCTATCTAAATCGAAGGTTCGAAGGCTAGAACGTTCGATCCTTAGAACCTCACGACCTTATAAGGTCCCAAGGTTCTATCCGCGAGCGTAGAGGCCGAGGAACAGGTCGCCGAGGGCGCGCTTGCGCATGTGCGTGAGGTGGCGACGGCGGCGATGCTCGGGAGCATCGTGGAGAATGTGGCAGCGCTGGCACCATGCCGCGAGGTTCGTGGCGGCGTTTTCGCTGGTGTCGTGGTTGCGGTGGGCGGTGGCGAGGTAGACCCGCGTTGTCCGCACCACGGCCGCGACCTCGGCTGCGCTGGGCTGCACCCGCAGGCGCCGTCCTTTCCCATCGCGCCACCGGCCGGCTTCACCGTCCCACCACCGGCCATCGCCGAGGTGGAGCACGATGCGCCCGTGCGGCCGGCCGCATTGCTCGCACAGGCCCTTGGCCCGCGTGAACCGGACCTCGCGCGACAGCTCGCGCCAGTCGATGGGATAGAAAAAGCGGTGCTCGGGTCGGATCGGCAAGGTGGCCATCGCGCCGGAGGGAAGGGCGCCCCGGTGTAGCATGGCCGTGGAGCGAGGGAATCCCCCGGCGGCTATTGGGCCGCGAGGTCGCGTAGGGAATCCAGGCGGTCCTGCAGATCGTACCAGACGAGCGGCGCCCGACGAAGAAGATCGCTTTCGCCCTCGCCGAGGCCGGCCTCGGGCAGGACGATGGTGCCGCCGGCATGGAGGTGCCGGGCCAGCCGGGCAAAGGCGGGGCCGGTCGCGCTCTGAAAGGCGCGCAGATCGTCATCCGCGAGGAACCGCTCCGGGCCACGGCTCGCGGCACGGAAGGTCGGAATGCCGACGGCGTTGGGCTCGGCGCCGGCCAAGCGCCCCGGCCGGTCGATGCTGCGGCGCTTGAGGTCGACCTCGTGGACGAACAGCACATCAGGCTCGGCGCGCAGGGCGTCGGCGGTGGCGGGCTGGGATGCGGTGCGGATCGGCATGGCGGCTTCCGGGCTGCGTGGGTGGTGGTCTGACGTGGCGGAGGCTCCCTCCGCCAAATGCGTGGAAGTTGCCATGGCAATATGATGGATTGCGACCAACTGATGCGAAACGTATGCTGGGCCACGTTAGGAGCATTATTTTATGAGTGACATCGAAGACCGCATTGCCTCGCTTGAGGCGTCGCGCCAGGAAATGGCGGCTCATATAAGTGCTTCTTCAGCTATGGGATTACCTGCCCTTCTTCATATTTGCATGAATTCAGATGATCCGAAGCAAGTGGCAAAAAATATGACGGACGGGTTTCGTAAGGCGGCGAATCACCGTAATTACCGGGAAATCGCCGACAAGTATGACGAAGCAACCTACAGAGATACATACCTAAAGCATACCAATCTAATGTGCGACGCGCTCATCAAGACTGTTGATCAGCTCGCTGAGGGAACTACACTCGACGATCTTATATCACAGTCGTCGCGATCGAATGACGATTCGGCTTCCTGAAAGGTCAGGCTAAGGCGGAGGTCGCCTCCGCCATTCAGCGCTCTGACAGCCGTAGATCTCTGTGCCGCTTCCGGTTATTTCGGCCGATGGTACGCTGCTCTAAGTTTGCGCCCGCCATGGATTTATGGACGACGGGAGCAGCTCACTTCGAATTGGACCGGTACGGGTTTGCATATGATCCCTCGGCAAGTAGGCATGTCAAAACCGAAGGCGCACCATCAGGAGCAATAACTGGATTACCTTCATTTGTGCATTCTACAGAGTTACTACGTTTGTCGCTAATCTTGATGCTCATGCAGCGATCGTAGTCGCCAGCCGGAGCGCATACTTGTCTAGCCTCACTGTATTGTTCGCACGCTTTTTTGTAAGCACAAGCTTTGAATAACCTGTCGCGGTCTGCGGCCGGATGTTGGTTAGGGTTTAAGGGAACTATATAGGCAGATAACAACCAAATTATACAGATTGCTACTGCTGAAAATAGCGAAAATTTCAGGGCGCTATTCATTTGTGTGAGCAATCTCTTCATATTCCCAATATGTTTGCATTCAGACTCCCCCCCCAATGACAGACCCATTCATACGAGCCACTATTGACAGATTTATTAGGAGAAGGTCATATTTGTGAACAGCCATAGAGTGTGCGGCCCCGGAATGAGATTTTTTTTTCACTTGCTTGCACTCATCTTTGTATTGGGCGCGACCGATGTGGCGTTGGCTCAAGACAGAAAGTGTTCTGCGATCGAGGCGGAAATCTCAAGTATCCAGGCCGAAGATAATCGATTGAGAGCAGCATTCAAAGCGTCAATCGGCAGACCTGAAATCCCAAAGGAGGTCTGCAAAAATTTGAATGACCAGATCAAATTTAACGCACGGGTGGCAAACATCTTCCGGAAGTGCGTGGACGAAGGATTCCCAGGCTTTGCTGACAAAGCCACCCAGTACGAGCAAGAGAACCGGCAAGTTTATATGAAAACTGCTGCCCAGTATGAGTGCCAGCGGTACCCTGATTAAGAAGTTATTTTGCGCTTGCAATAAGAGAGACGTGCTGGAGCGCGAGTAGAGGCGGGTATCACGCTTACTTCCGGTAGGGTCTGTCGTCGTCTGAGCGGATCGTTCCTCCGCCTATTCGGCGGGCGGGGCAGGCGGCACGCGCCAGCCGGTAAAGAGGCCCTGGCGCCCTTGCTCGACGAGCCGCCACGGGCCTTCCACGAGGAGCCACGGCAGCTTGTGGTCGCCGGTCGGGCTCCACACCAACACGCTGGCGGCGTGCGGAAGCGCGTCGGTGCCGTAAGCCTCCTCCAGGGTGCTCATCGCGTTCCAGGCGTCGGGCGCTTGTTCCGGTCCAAGCGGCATGAGGCACCACGCCGTCCCGAATCCCTCTCGGGCGTCGGCGGCGATCCTGGCGGCAGAGTAGTCCGGCAGGAAGTAGAGGTGATGCCCATCGCAGGGGTTCCAGATCAGTACGTGCGCGTCAGCCGGCAGAGCGCCGGTTGCGGCGGCGTGCTCGATCCCGTCCATGGCCTGCCACTGGCGAAGGTTGCGCTCGGGCCAGGGTGTGGTTTCGTCGAGGACGACGAGCTTGACGCGCCGTTCGATGCTCGCCGGATCCCCCATCCCCGTCGCGAGGTAGGTGCCCGTGGGTATGAGTGTTCTGGTGTCGCTCATGGGAAGGGTGTTTCCGGTTCGGGGCAGGGTGTTTCCGGCTATCGAGCGGCGGCCCACGCCGCGCGCTCGCCGGCCGCCTCCTCGGGCGTGTCTTCCTCAAGCGCCTGGGCGCCCGTGGTGAACGGCCGGATTGCCTTCGACAGGCGGCCATATTCGGCAATGGCCCGGTTGGCGTCGCGCTTGGTTTCCGCCTCGTGCGACTCCTCGCGCAGGTGCTCCATGTGTCGGAGGATGCGGGAATATTCGGACCGCTTCATGCCCCCTGCCCCCCGATGGTGTGGCCTGCGGCCCGGTCGATCCGCTCGATTTCGGCGACGATCAGCGCCCCGGCCTTTACGAGGTCGCGGCGTCGGTCGCTGGGCTTCCACCACGCGGCCAGCCACGGCCACAGCGGCACGAGGCGGGTCGATCCATCCTCTACGGGCGCCAGCGGAATGCAGCCGGCGGCGTAGCAGGCGGCGGCGTCGGCTAGGTCGCCCTCCTCGTGCTGGTCATCGTGCTCGGGCGTCCAGCCCTCGGCCTCGGCCTGCCGGCGGCGCTCGGCCGCGATATCGTCGATTGCGCTCATGGAAAGGTCTATCCGGTTCGGGGCAGGGTGTTTCCGGTTGGCGGAGCGTTGCTCCGCCCTATCGGGACTGCGGCGCGGCCGGGCCGGTGGTGCCCGAATCCTTGGGGCTGCACGCCCACCGGACGCGCATGGCGAACCCCTCAAGCTCTGCCTTCGCTTTGCGGCCGGCGGCTTCGCACGCCTCGACGGTTCCGAATTCGGCCGACGTGATTGAGACGCCCGAGGCGGCGGTCGTGGTTCCAAGATAAAGCAAGAGGACGGCGGTGGTGCTCGTGATCATGGGGGCGCTCCGTTGGCGTTAGGGTGGATGGTTGCTCTGCCCTACTTGGGCAGGAGCCCGTATCGGACGGCGCCCTTGCTTCGACTGTCCTCGCGCCGGATGCGGGCGAGGTTCCGGCGGAACTCGGCGCAGTCGTGTAGCCCGGCGGCGGCATCTTCTTCCGCAGCAAGGTCGTCATCTGAGGCTTTATCAAGCTCATGTGCGACGTGATCGCGGGGCTTCATCTTAAGAAAAGGCTTCGGCATGGACCGCAGCACCAAGTCTTTCCGGCCGGTGATCCGCAGGTATTCTTCCGGAAGCATCACGTGGTCCTCTAAGTTTGCGGCGGGTTGGTTTGGCGGATCGTCCTTCCGCCCTATGCGGGCGTGAGGCCGGGCAGGGGGCCGCGTCCGTGACGGGTGGCGCGCTTGGCGCGGATCTTCGCGAGGACGTGCGGCGTCGAGCACCGGGCGAGTTCGGTCTCACCGCACTCGACCATGTCCAGGCCGGCGACGACGCCGAGGAGGGCAAGCGTCGTCATCGTGCCGCCCATCTCCTGGGCGGGCTCGCCGATGGGCCGGTCATGGACGTAATCGACAAGGGCGTGCGCCTCGTCCCTGGTCTGGCCGAGGGCCTGTTGCAGTTCTAAGGCTTCCTCGCCGAACCGGGCGACCCGCTCGGGGAGGTCTGTCGGATCGTCCTTCATCGCGAACGCGAGCCACACGCCGTTGCGGGCCTGGAAGCTTTCCGCCTCGCCTAGGACTGCCTCCAGGCGCCTCCGGAGGCCGATGTTTTCGGCGGTGAGTTCGTTGATGGTTTGGTGCAGGCGCTTCGTGCCCGCTTCGAGCATGTCGACGCGCTCGCGCATGGTCATGGCTGGTCCACCCACAATCTGTCCCTCATTTTTCTCGGGCTGCGTTTTTGCGCTGCACAATGTTCGGAAGGGTATGGCCTAGCGGACGGGCGCCCGGCCGGGTTGAAAAGCTGTTCGCAAGGGTCGAAACGAGTCTACGGACGTGCGTTTCAGCGTACAACACCCTAACGAACGATGTCGGGTATGCAGACGGTGTTTTATGCGCGGGTGTCGACGGTGGATCAGACGCTCGATCACCAGCGGGTCCAGGCCGAGGCCGCCGGTTTCGTGTTTGACCAGGTGGTCGCCGATCACGGCGAGTCGGGCGTGTCGACCCGCCTGCGCGACCGGCCGCAGGGCCGGCGCCTGTTCGACCTTCTCCGGGCCGGCGATACCCTCGTGGTGCGGTGGGTCGACCGGCTCGGGCGGAACTACCTCGACGTTACGGAGACCATCCGCGAGCTGATGGGCCGGGGCGTCGTGATCCGCACGGTGATCTCCGGCCTCACTTTCGACGGGGCGACGCGCGAGCCGATGCAGATGGCCGTGCGCGACGCCCTGGTGAGCTTCATGGCCGCCACGGCGCAGGCGCAGGCCGAGGCGACCAAGGAAGCCCAGCGCGCCGGCATCGCCCATGCCCGCGCCACGGGCGACGGCTATCGCGGGCGCCGGCCGACCTACACCCGCGCCACCTTCGAGCGCGTGCGGGATCTCCTCGGCCAGGGCGTGGGCGTAAGCGCTGTGGCCCGGGAAACCGGCTTGTCGCGCCCGGCCATCTACCGCATCGAGGCAAGCCCGGCTGAGGCCGAGGCCGCGCTCGCGCGTTGGGGGCTGTGATCGGCGCGCGGCCATCAGAACGGAATATCGTCGTCGAGGTCGTAGCTTGGCCTTCCGCCGGCACTCGTGCCGCCGTTCGCCGTCTGGCGCTCATCGCGGTTTTGCGTGGTGCCGTAGGCTTCTGGATCGGGAGCGCTGCGTTCTGCCCGGTCGAGGAGCTTTACCTCGCCGCCATACTGGCCGAGCACCACTTCGGTGCTGTAGCGCTCAACGTTGCTCTGATCTGTCCACTTCCGGGTGCGGAGCTGGCCCTCGACGAAGATGCGCGAGCCCTTCTTTGTGTACTTCTCGACGACCTGGGCGAGGCCTTCATTGAAGATGACGACGGTGTGCCACTCGGTGCGCTCCTTGCGCTCACCAGACATCTTGTCCTTCCACTGTTCCGAGGTGGCGAGGCGCAGGGTGGCGACAGGATTGCCTGCCCCTGTCCGTCGGATTTCCGGGTCGCGGCCGAGGTTGCCGATGAGCTGGACCTTGTTGAGCATGGCTAAGGTGTCTCCGTGATGGATGGCGTGGCGTCGGCCGCTGCGTCGGCGAGGATCTGAAAGGCGACGCCGACATCGAGGTTGGCGTCGGCGTGGTCCGCAAGGATGTCCCGAGCGGACACCACGGCGTTGAGAAGATCGGCCGCGAGGTCGATGGCGTTGGTATTCACGTCGCCCAGGAGCCGCCGGACATGCGCGAGGGCGCGCCTGTCCGAAGTCATGGCCGTCGGACCTTCACGCCCAGGAACCGCCGTGCTTGGCGGGGTTGAGTCATGGGCAGTCGCTCGGCCATGGCGCGGCCGAAGCTGGCCGCGCTCATCGGCGGGAGCGCCTTCAAGAGGCACCATTGCCGGTAGGCCGCCCAAAGCTCCGAACCGGGCTCGGAGTGGCCGGGTTCGGGCTGCAGGGTGGCGATGAAGTCGCCGATGGGATCGGGCGGCGGCGCGGCAGACAGGCCGGCGCGATAGGCAAAAGCGCCGGCAAGGGCGAGGACAGAGCGCATGAGGCTACAACCTTCTAAGGTTGAGAGGTTCTAAGGTTCGGAGGTTCTATTGCTATGAGTGCCGATGCCGGGCGGCGCGGGCCTAGATCCGCAGGGGCATGAGGACGAACAATCCCTCGGCGAGCTTGTCGCCGATGACGAGCGCCTGCGTGGCGTCGGCGCCGAGCTTGATCCGCACCGTGTCTCCGCCGGTCTGCGCGAGGATTTCGGCGAGGTACTTGGCGTTGCAGCCTGTGATCAGCGGGGCGCCGGTTAGCTCGATGTCGAGTTCGTCATAGGCCTCGCCGTCCGCCGGGTTGCGGAGCGTGATGGCTAGCTTGTCTTCGTGGAACTCAAGCTTGACCCCGCGCACCTTCTCCATGCTGAGCGTTGACACGCGGTCGACGGCCTCGATGAGGGCGATAGTCGGGGCGACGGCCTCGCGCTCGAAATGCGTCGGGATCACCCGAGCATAGTCGGGAAAAGTGCCGTCGATGAGCTTCGACACGATTGAGATGTTGCCGGCGGTGGCTCGCACGAGGTTGGCTGCAACCTCGATTTCGACCGCCGCCGCGTCCGCCCCTTCGGCGAGTTTGCGGATCGCGTCGACCATCTTCCGGGGAATGATGATCCCCGGCATATCGGCCTCCAAACCCTCCGCTTTGGTGGCGTCGATGCGTGCGAGGCGGTGTCCGTCGGTGGCGACGAAACGGAGTGTGGTGGCGCCTTCAGCCTCGACGACGTGGCAGTAAATGCCGTTGAGGTAGTAACGGGTTTCCTCCGATGAGATCGCGAAGTGGCAGCGCGCGATCATGTTCCCGAGGATAGACCCTGCCACCTCGAAGCGGTGTCGGAAGCCGTCGCCCCGGCCGGTGTTGAACTCGGGGAAATCCTCTGCCGGTAGGCTCGGGAGCTGAAACCGCGAGCGCCCGGCGGCGACCGTCGTCCGCATCGTGGTTGCATCTAACGACACGGACACCCGTGACCCGGCGGGAAGCTTCCTGAGGATGTCGTGGAGCGCCTTAGCTTGGACGGCAACCCCGCCCGTGCCCGTCACGTCGGCTGGGGCTCGCGCCGTCGTTGCCGTGTCGAGGTTCGTGCCCGTCACGACCAGCGTTTCAGCTTCCGTGCGCAGGAGGAAGTTGGTGAGAATGGGGATGGTCGTTTTCGTCTCAACGACCTGTAGGGCGGCGGCTGTCGCCTGCAGGAAGTCGGCGCGATCGATGGTGAAGGCGATACCGGGTCCGGCCATGGCTCAGGCTCCCCGCGGCGACAGGCGCACGAGGCCGTCGAGGTGAGGGTGGACGCGCTCAGCGTAGATCAGTGCCTCCGCTAGGTCGTTCCGCATGATGAGTTCGCGGACGTATTCGGCGGCGCTTTCGTCGAAGCTGTCGTGGCGGCGCCGCTCGATGGCGTTGCAACTGCAGTCGCAGTCGGCCTCATAGAGGCCTGACAGGTCCCGCTCGGTTTTCAGGGTGTTTGCCTCGCGCCGGGATAGGAGGTCGCGGGCTTCCAGTTCGTCGATAAGGTCGTTGTCTCCGATAGCGGCCGCCAATGGGTTTCTCTTGGGACCGGGGGGCATGCTGTCCGTGCTCATGGCTCAGGCTCCCTCGAAGAGGGATTGCGTGCCGCCGCCGCGTAGGGCGGGGAGGTGCAGCTCGAAGCGCGCGAGAAGCTGTTCGGCCACGTTCTCAGGCTTCTGCCACTTGCGGCATGAGCGGGCGGCCTGGACCCCCATCGCCTCGTGCGCCCACGGACGCTCGCTGACCCGGTGGAAGTCGCGATGCTCGGTTGCGAGGCACCGAAGGTCGATAGCCGCGATCTGCCGGCGCATGTCGGCGCTCGGCATCGGTAGGCCGGCGGCGGAGTGGATCGCCACATCATGGCGGCGCTTGAACTCGCCAATGGCCTCTTTGATGAGGTCGCCCCCATCCGGCCCGATGTCGTCGGCGATGGCGCGAAGGGCCTGGAGCGCGGGCGTGGCGATTTCGCCGAGCCGTTCCTCGTGGCTATCGTGCAGAAGCCAAAACGGCTTCACCGGCTCCGGGCAAAGGTCGAGGCCGATGAGGAGGTGAAGGGCGACGGATACCGGGATCTGGCCGTGCCCGCCGTAGCGGTTGAGGTGCGCCAGGGCGTGCGCCATGTCGCGAAAATCGACCTGGGCGGGCGTCGGGTCGACGAGGTCGATGGCGCGGCCCGAAACTGAGGGGAGCCAAGTCATGGGCGGTTCTCCGCGAGGCGTGTGAGCTGGAACAGGAGCGGGGGCAGGCAGTCGGTGGCGCGGCCACGAACCGGCTCCGGGCCGGTCTCCGAGAGGTCGCGGAGGCGTTCGATGACCTCGACCGCCTCCGGTGCCAGCTCCAGGGCCAAGGCGAGTCGAGCCTCGCCGAACGACCGCCAGTAGGCCCGGGCCGCGAGGGCCAAGGGGGAGGTCGCTATGCCGTCGAGCGACGAGGCGTGGAGGCGGTCGGGCGAGGCGCGCATGTCAGGCGGCGAACGACATGCGCACGGCCGAGCGAACGCCGGCCTCGACGAGGCGCTCGGCCGGCGACCCGAGTTCCGGCGCGATATCGGTGGCGTCAGGCTTGGCGCCGGTGAGGATGGCGATGAGGTGGGCCGCGCGCGGCCAGTGCCGTGCCTGACGGTCGGCGCCAAACCCGGCGCACGTGAGGGCGTGTTCCGTCACAGTGCCATCGTTCTCGATGGCGACGCGGCGGGCGGCCTCGACGAACCGTGCGAGGTTGGTGCGCTCGGTCGGAGAGAGGCGCGGGTATTCGCTCGCAATCAGGGTTTCGGCGGCGTCCTGCGGGTGGCGCCGGGCGGTATCGCGGCTGATCCGTGAGGCCAGGGCGTCGGCGGTGGCCTCGGCGGTTGGGCACAGGCTGCGGGCGATGTCCTCAAGGGGGAGGGCGGCCGTCCACTCGGCCAATTCGACCATGAGCTGCGGGCGCTTGAGGAGCGGCGCGATCTGGCGGCCGATCACCTGAATGAGGGCGCCGCGTGTGGCAGTGACGTTGTCGTGCGGCGTCTGGTTGGACAGCATTTCGGCCCCCTTGAGGATCAAGGAGGCCGACGTTAATGCGGTAAATTTGTCCCGTCAATTGGGTTTGCGGTAAATTTGTTTCGCGCCTACCTCATGGTTGGCGGCTTCGATCCAGCCGCGACAAAGGTGCGTGGACCCATGTCACAATCCCGATCACCTCGACAGAACAGCCTTCCTCGGCCTCCTCGCCCGGATCAATGACGATCGGTTTCGTCCATTTCGGGTCCGTCGAGTCGGGCCACAGCTCGAAAACCTCGCCTTTGACGCGGTAGCGCTTGGCTGTCCGCATCACTTCCATCCCGGCGTTTCGCCGTTGCTCCACGATGACGAGGTCGTTGTGCTTGTAGCCGATGCGGGCCTTTCGGACATCGACGCATCCGAGGATGGAGCCGTCCGGGGCAACCCGGTTGACGCTGGTCCCGACGACCTCGACTGCGAATTGATGGCTGGCGGCATAGGCGGGATCGGGCGGAATGGGCACGGCATCATAGAGCGGGGCGTCGACATCGGTGTCGATCTCCAGCCAAAGCCCGGCGGCAACCTGCCCGATGATCGGAAGGCTTGCCATGGGCGGCCATGAGGCGCGGCTCGGCTCTGCCGATGGTGTGGTTCCGCTCGTCACCCCAAAGGCAAGATACTCCGGCGTCGTGTCGAGCGGTCCCGCGAGCTTGGCGAATAGCTCGATGTTGGGCTTCGAGCCCTTGCGCATGTTCCGGATGGCATGCGCGGCGCCGGTGGCCTCCATCGAGGCGGCCCGCTCCGTCTTGCCCACTGCTGCGAGCCGTTCCTCGATACGCGCGAGGATGCCCGAATTTTCGTTGTCGCCCACAACGGGCCTCCATTCCGTTTCGTCTAATTGCGGCAAACTTACCGCGTTTCCCTGTGGACGGCAAGGCAACCGAACAAAACTTACCGCGTTCGCTCCCGTACAAGGTTGACGAATAGCCGCTTGACGATGAGACAGATTTACCGCACCGTTGGAATGTGATGAGACTGAAACAGCAACTCCTCGACGTTTCAGCCGCGTACTGCGTGGCAACCGGCCTCTCCGAGGCGCGGGTTTCCACGTGCGTGTTCCGCCATGGTGGCCGGCTTAAGGGCCTGCGCCAGGGCAAAGGCATGATTTCGGACAACGTCGAGGACGCGTTGCAATGGTTCAGCGATCGCTGGCCCGAGGGGGCGGCATGGCCGTGTGATGTTCCGCGTCCGGCCCCCGCCCCCTCGGGCATCGATCCATCGCCGGATGGCGCACCCGCGTCCTAACCGCGACCGCCGTCAGACCGGACACCGGCGCGGCACTGTCTAGAGATCCTGGGGCTGTATGGCATGACGACCGGCGGCACGTCGGCGCGCGAGGGCGTTCGCGCGATCATTCGCAGGAGCATGAGCGCCGAGGAGTCGGCGGTGCTGCGCAAGGCCGAGCGCATCCTCGATGCTAGGGCGCTCGGGCACCGTTGCGACCGGATCGCCTATGATCTCAAGCTTATCAAATCGCGCGTCGTCAAGCTCATTGCCGCTCGGCGGGCGACGGGTGATCCCCGTGCCCTGACGGATAAGCAGGCTGCGGCGGCGGCGCAGGTGCGCCAAGAACGCCAGGACCGTGAACGTGCCGCTCGCAAAGAGGCGGCACGCCGCCCTGTCGTGGCGGCCCCCATCCCCCCGGCGCCATGGCACGAGCCGATCGCAACTATCGCGCGCCCTGACCCGAGTGTGGCGGAGGATGCCAAGCGCATGGCCTACGTGGCTCGCGTCCACTGCATCGCCGATGCCTATTCAAGCGCTCGCCCTGCCGTCGCGGCCGGCTTGCGGCACTTCGCGGATCTGCACCAGCACTGCGACCGCTTCTATCCAAGCCTCCCGATCCCAAGCGGGGAGGCTACGCTTGAATCGACGCGGCGGATGTTCCCCCCTGTCACTGTCGTGGCCTCCGGCGGCGGTGCCGCCGCCGCTTGCCTTGCGGGCTGATCATGGCACGCGCTCCCGATCCCGAGTTTCGCCAGTGGGTCGAGGCCGCACGGGCCTATCCGATCGGCGAGCTTGCGGAGGCGCGTGGCCTGCGCTTGCGTGGGCGCTATGAGAAGGCCGGCCCCTGCCCGGATTGCGGGGGCGACGATCGGTTCAATCTCAACACTCGCAAGGGTGTGTGGTTCTGCCGTGGCTGCAGCCCGCACGGTGGAGACGTGATCGCGCTCGTGCGTTTGATCGACCGCTGTGACTTCCTCCGGGCCTGCGAAACCCTGACCGGGCTTGCGCCTCCCGGTGGCGGCGGCTCCGGCCTGTCGCCTGCCGAGCTGGCGCAGCTCGAAATCGAGCGTCAAGCCAAGCGCGCGAAACAGGCCGAGGTCGAGGAAAAGTATCGCGGTCGCGAGCGTGAGCGGTGCGTGCGGTGGTGGCACAAGGCGCTGCCTGCCAAGGGCTCGCCCGTCGAGGACTACCTCGCTCTGCGGCGCCTCACCCTGCCGCGCGGTGCCCTCCTGAGGTACCGGCCGAAGGCGGAGCTATGGGCCTCCGGCAAGCGGGGGGCCGCTGTGATCCACACTGGCCCGGCCATGGTCGCGGCGATCCTGCGACCGGATGGCAAGTTTGGCGGGTTGCACACGACGTGGATCGACCTGAACTCCCTAGACGGCAAGGCCCACGTCCCCGACCCTCGGACCGGCGTGTTTGAGCCTGCCAAAAAGGTGCGGGGCTCGGCGCGGGGTGGTCGTATCGAGCTGGTCCGACATGCCAGCCCGCGCGTGCTCGTGATCGGCGAGGGCATTGAGACGACCCTGTCCGTTCGCGATGACTTCGCCGAGGCCGGGCGGGACCTTTCCGATTGGGCGTTTTGGGCGGGCATCAGCCTCGACAACCTTGGGGGTCCGGCCGAGGCCGCAATTCCACACCCGACCCTGCGGACCCTCAACAACCGGCCGCAACGACTGCCCGGCCCTATCCCGGCAGATATCGGCATCCCGATCCCCGACAGCGTCGAGGAGATCGTGCAGCTCGGGGACAGCGACTCCGATCCCTACCGCGTGGCCGTGACGCTTGAGCGGGCCGCGCGCCGGTGGGCCAAGCCCGGCCGGACCATTTTCCCCGTCTTCCCGCCGGAAGGCTCCGACTTCAACGATCTTAGACGAGGCCGCCCGTGATCGCCGCCTGCCTTCGTGCCATCCGCGCCCACCTGCCCTTATGCGCCGCCGACTCCGTGCGGGCCGCCTGCGCGGATATGGCAGGGGTTCCCCTCGCCCCTCCGTTGGACCGCTCGCCTATCGCGGCCATCGCGGCCATCGAGGCGGCGGAATTCGTGGAGCGTGACGCGGCCCATGATGTCGAGCGGTTCGGCGTGCTCGTGATGGCGCTGGAAAGCGCGATTTCCCGTGATCGGAGTGCGCTTGCCGCTGTCGAGGCCATCGAGGCCAGGCCGCGCCCGCACGGCCGCACCCACGGCACCGAATGGGCCTATGAGCAACTGTTCCTCGACACGGATCGCCTGCGCCAGTGCTGCGACCTCCTGCGGGCCTTGGCGCCGCATGAGCCGGCCATCCGTGCCCTTGTGGCCTCTGCCCATCCTGTCCCGGGGGCGTGATCCATCGTGAGCACCGAAACCGTGTCGACTGCCGTCGACCTCATCGAACGGGCGCGCGCCATGGCCGCGCCCGTTCTGTCTGACGGGTGGTCGATACCGCCCGGCGCGTTCGATGAGCCCGCCCTCGATGGTGACGCGCTGCCCCCGGAGCCCCCGGAAGGGGAGCCGCTGGACCGCGCGACCCTCGCGCGTTGTGCGGCGCTTGAGCAAAATGACACCGACAACGGCACGCGGCTCCTGGCGCACTTTGGCTCTGAGATCCTGCACGTTCGTGAAATCGGCTGGCACACCTGGGGCGGCCGCGTGTGGGTCCGCGAGGGCGGTGACGAGGCCGTGACCACCTATGCTCAGCGAACGGCCAAGCGCATTCACGCCGAGGTCGCCCTCCTAGAGCACCTGCCGCACGAGGCCGCCTTGATCACGGCGGCCGAGCCTCTGCGCCGGAAGGCCGCGAAGGATCTGGATGTCGCCGATAGGGACGCGATCACGGCGGCCGACGATGCGATCGGTGCCCTCAAGGGCCGGCGGCGCTCGCTGCACAAGCACGCCACAACGTCGGGCAATGGCGGGCGGATCTCCGCCATGATCGCCCAGGCGCTTCCACACAAATCGGCCGGTCCCAAAGACCTCGACGCCGATCATATGAAATTCAACTGTGAGAACGTGACCCTGCAGTTTTCCAAGGTCGAGGACCCCCACGACCCCGGCGGCGAAAATCCGAATTACTGCCTCAGGGTCGACAGCCTGCCTCACGACCGCACGCACCTCATCACGAAAATTGCGCCGGTGATCTATGATCCGGAGGCGACTTGCCCGAAGTGGGATGAGTTCCTTGCAAGGTTTCAGCCCAACGAGCACGTAAGGCGCTTCCTACAGGTCTATCATGGACTTTCGCTAACCGGCATGACCGGGCAGCAATGCTTTATCTATAACTACGGGTCCGGTGCGAACGGCAAGTCGACGCTTATGGAGGCCATGGCCTGTCTGTTCGGCGGGTATGCCGATTTGCTCAACGCCGAGTCATTGACCGGCCAGGGGCAGCGGCGGGGTGATCAGGCGACGCCTGATTTCGCCGAGCTGCCGGGCGTTCGTTACTTGAGAATTTCCGAGCTGCCGCGCGGCGAGGACTTGAAGGAGGCTCTTGTAAAGTCTTTGACCGGTGGTGAGGAAATCAAAGCGCGCCACCTGAATAAAGGGTTCTTCAAATTTACGCCGTGCTTCAAGGCCGCGATGTCCGGCAACGACAAGCCGAAAATCGGCGGCCTCGACAACGGCATTTGGCGCCGCGTGCGCCTCGTGCCGTGGGAGGTGACCATCCCCGATGACGAGCGCCGGCCCATGAATGAGGTTCTGTCCGAGTTCGAAGCGGAGCGCTCCGGCATCCTGAATTGGCTTATCGAGGGCCTGAACATCTACATGCGCGAGGGCTTGCTCACGCCCGAGGCGGTGTCGAAGGCGACGGCAGAGTACCGCGAAGCAATGGACCCCGTCGGCGCCTTCCTGGCCGACTGCGTCATCCGCGAGGCCGGCCCGTTCGTGACGGCCCGCAATCTCTACTTCGCGTTTGATGATTGGTGCGATGCCAACGCTATCCGACCGTGGCAGGAGACCGCTTTCGGCAAAGCCATGGAGGGCAAGGGCTACGCCAAGGAAATGAAGCGCGTCAGAAAGTACCTCGATGTCAGGCTCGACATGGGGGACATTCCACGAAAGCCTCGCGACACCCGGAGCCCAATGGGAGGTGGGGGGCATGGCTCGTAACCCTCGCGTATCATCCTGGTGCGAGGGTGCGCTCAAACGTTCCGCTGACCCTTCGGGGGCAAGGGGGGCTTGGCAAGCGCTCGCGCGTCCTGTCACACTCCTCGCGAGCGCCAAGCTGCGCCGAAAAGGCCAATTCCCCGCGAGGGTTGCGAGGGTTTGCGAGGGTCAAAACAAACCCTCGCGGCGTCAAAAGCCGAATAGTTTGAATGGCTTAATCGACCCCCGCGAGGGTCGCGAGGGTTTCCCCGTGCGTCACACATGATGAATTGGGGTACGGGGCGCCCCGTTTTTTGTCTCACATATCTATAGCTCTAACCCTCGCAACCCTCGCAAGAGGTAGACAAGGGTCTGATATTAAAAGGAAAATCGGCGCGCGAGGGTTCAAATTTACCCTCGCGACCCCTCGCAACCCTCGCAACCCTGTCCGAGGCGGCCTGTGAATAATCGTGAGACAATCGACATCGAGGGTTTGCTCGTGCGGGCTTACCGCGAAAAGCAGATCCACACGCTCAACGCAGGCGGCGCCATCGCCCTCGGCCTGACGCGCCCCCGTGCCCCCGGCGCCACGTTCTCCGCCTCTGACAAGGTCGACACCTCGTCGTTTGCCGCCCGCATGGCTGCGGAGCTGCGCGAGCTGCAGGCGCGCCTGGGCGCGGCACCGAGCGGCCTCGTGGATCTGCATGACGCCGTCCTCGCCCTGCCCGATTTCTACGTCGAGCGCGGCGCCGGCCTCGACTTCGTGGTTTGGGATGAGGTCACGGCCGCGCGCTTGGGGCATCGTATCGAGGTGGCGCAGGACAAGGGCTCGGCGACGATCGTCGCGGTTCGCCCCGGCGGTGGACGCAAGCGGCGCGGCGAGCTTATCGCGATCGGCCCCGTGCGCTACCTCGTGCCGGTCGTAACCTCGACCCTGCTCATCGTGCAGGGCCGCTATGGCGACCGCCCGTTCGTCCCCGACCTCGTCGTGAGCCGCATGCGGCCCGTCTACCGGGGCGCCAGCACGTCGCCGGTCGGGCACGTGCCGGAGTATGAGACGCCCTTGCACGCCGTTGTCGAGGCGCGGGCGGCCTATGCCGTGTGGCACGCGGCCATGGGCATCCTGGCGCAAGCGTTCGCATCCTCGGCCGAATACGAGGTCACTGGCCCGGCCGCCCCGGCCGAGCCGTGGCGGAGTACCGCCCGTGTGCTCGTCGGCGCCCCCGTGTCCGACCTCGTCGATGACGAGCCCGCGCCCGGCGTTGTGGTGCTCAAACCGAAGCGCAAGCGGCCATATGTTCCCCGCAAAACGAAAGAAAATCGAACCGTTGCAACGGCATAGCGCTCCGAAAACGTGGCTCGAAAATTCAAATTGACGCCACGAAAAAGCTTGGCTATGTTTTGAACACCCTCGGAAGGGGCAAGAGAAACCCGCCGCGAAAACGGCGGGTTTTCTGTTGTCTGCGCGGGTTCTCAAGTATGTCCAAGTGAACGCATAGCGGCCCGACTAAGCTAGGCACCGGCTACAGCCTCGGCCCCGGTGTCGGCCTGCTGCAAGACTGAACCGGGCCTTCGCGCCCCCCCCTTCCGCTGCTTTGCAGACATGGCCGCACGTCACGGGCGGCCGATCGTTTGCGGGTGCCGCCGCGCCTGCATCCCGTCACCTACGCCGGAAGGCCGCTCCCGCCCGTGCGTCAACGGGCGGCCCTATCTCCCGAGGCATCCCATGGCCTGCCGCTGTGCCGACCGTCGCGTTGCCCTGGCGGGCGCGGCTCGCGCTCTGGTGCGAGGCGATGCCACCTCGGCCATGCGCGCCACGGCCACCGCCGGGCGTACGCTCGCCGAGGATGTCAGGGCCTACGCGGCCGGGCTCGCGGCTCGGGTGCGTCGCCCCGTCTGACGGGCCGCCTAGCCCTGGCGCCGCCCGCACCGCACCCGACGATGACGCGCCGCAACATTAAGGGACCGTACCCCCAAAATCGGGTCTGCGGGCGATAAAGGCGCGGGTTTTTTCTAGTGGGTCGATTTTGAAAGTGATGCACAGATCGGCACAGATATGAGCGACGACTGCACAGATCTGGTTTCGATCTCCGAGCTGCACAGGCGGTTGCTTGAGGGCGGCGAACGGATCAACCGCTCCACCTTGTCGCGCTACATCGACCGATATTCCGACGCGCTCCATCCGGTGAAGCAAGGCCGCGACACGCTCGTGTCTGTGGCGGCCTACCTGCGCCACCGCGCCGAGAACGTGAACGTTCCCGACCGCTCGCCAGCCCCCGAGGCTTCGGCGAGCCCCAAGGCCAAGACGGCCGCCAAGGGGCGACGCGAGGAGGCCGAGGCGGGCCTCAAGGAAATCGAGCTTGCCAAGGCGCAGAACCTCCTCACGCCAACAGCGGAGGTTGCCACGGCTGGCCGCGAGGCGATTGCAGCGTTGACCGCTGCGTTCGACCTCGCGGTGCAAGACATCGCGGATCGGATCGCCCGGGACACCGGCGCCGAAGCTCGCGTCATCCGCCCGCACCTTCGAAAGTTGAGCGAAACCGCTCTGGCCGCCTTCCGGCGCAAACTTGAGGACGCCCTCGGCAAGAGCCCGCCCCCCGCCTAACCCCGACTGGATCGCATGAACGCTCCCGCCCCCCTCCGCGAGCGCCTACCCGGCCTCGTGACGGGCCAGGAGACGCTGTTCCGGGCTATGCTGGCCGCATGCGAGCCCGTCGAGGAGCTGACGGTTTCCGAGTGGGCAGACCGCTACAGGATCGTATCGCCGGAGTCGGGAAGCCCGTTCCCCGGCGAGTGGCAAACCGACCGGATGCCCCATCTGCGCGAGCCGATGGACTGCCTGCACCCGGACCATCCGGCGGCCAGCGTCACGCTCAAATGCTCGGCCCAGGTCGGCAAGTCGGAAATTATCGTCAACTGGTTCGGCTTCATCGTCGACCGGGCGCCCGGCCCGATGATGACAATGCTGCCCAGCCTCGACGAGGCGGTGAAATTCAACCGGATCAAGCTGCAGCCGACCATCGACGCCAGCCCGAAGATCCGCCACCGCGTCGCGGCCGAGAACTCCCGCGACGAGGCGGCCTCCACCACGTCGTTCAAGCGATTCGTCGGCGGGTTCAATCAGATCGTCACGGCCTCTTCGTCGAAGGGGCTGCAAATGGTCTCCATCCGCTACATGGCGCGGGACGAAATCTCCGAATACCCGTTCGACACCGACGGGCGCGGCGACCCGATCAACCAGTCGAAAGCCCGCCTCAAGGCCTATTCCGGCCTCGGGCTCGCCAAGGAACTGAATTGCTCGACGCCGGGCTTTGCCGGGACGTGCCGGATCACGGCGGCTTACCTCGCGGGTGACCAGCGCCGCCGTTACGTGCCCTGTCCCCATTGCGGGGTGTTTCAGGTGCTCGTGCCGGAGAACCTACAGGCTCCGAGCCCGACGACGCGCGGCCGGGCGACGTTCGCCTGCCAGGATTGTCACTGCCTCATCGACCAAGTCGACCGGCACGACATGCTTCGCGACGCGGTTTGGATCGCCACCCGCGTCCAGCCGGGGGCGCCTCGGGTTCCGGGTGTCATTCCGGCCGAAGAGATCGACAAATGGCGCTGTGACCCGTGCGTGGGGCGCTGCGCCGGGTGGCAACCGTCCTATGCGATCTGGGCGGCCTACAGCCCGCTTGAGTCGTGGACTGACATCTGGGCGCGTGGACAGGCCGGGAAATCCGACCCGACCGCCGCAAAAAGCCATGTGCAACAGGACCTCGGCGAGCCCTACGAGGCTAAGTCAGACGCGCCCGACCATGATCGGCTGTTGCAGGCTCGCGAGGACTACCCGGCTCGGGTGGTGCCGTATCCGGCGGTTGTACTCACGGGCTACATCGACGTTCAGGGCAACCGCCTGGAATGGGCGGTTTGGGCCTGGGGTCCGCGCGCCGAAGGGTGGATCATCGACCGTGGGGTGATCCCCCATCCCCCTGAGGTCGACGCCGCCTGGGCCGAGGTCGACGAGCTGTTACGCCGCCGATACCCGACGGAGAACGGCGGGGAAATCCTCGTCGATCAATGGGGGCTCGATACCGGCGACAAGGCAACCGAGCTGTATCTCCGTGTCCGGCCGCGCCGTGCCCGCCTCATGGCATGCAAGGGCGCGAACCGGGCGGATGCCATGCCGAACCGCAAGACCGAGGGCAAGATCAGGGATCACCTCGGGCGTGTGGTCGACAAGGTGCCGCTCAACCTCGTGGGCAACTTCGGCCTTAAGAGCCGAGTCTACCAGGGATTTGCCAACCTCGTCGCCGGTCGGGACGCCACGGGCCGGTTCGCACCGGAGACGCTGCACCTTTGCGCCGACCTCATCGACGAGGACCAGTGCAAACAGCTCACCTCCGAAGTGCTCATCGACCCGGGTGCCGAGGCCAAGGGCAACGCCCGCCGCTCACTCCATCGCAAGGTGAAGTCGACCCGCGAATGGGTGGTCAAGCTCGGCGTTCGAAACGAAGCCCTCGACCTTGTCGTCGGGTGCCGAGCCCTCGCCATGGGCCTTGGTGTCGATGGGTACTCGGCCGAGCGTTGGGCGCGGTTGTGGCGCGAGCGGAGTGCCGCCGCCGCGCCCGTCGACCTGTTCACGAACAGCGACCCGGTTCGCGCGCCCGAAGCGCCCGAGGTGGTCGAGCCTGCGCCGGACCCGGTGCCGGGGTCGGACTTGTCGGCCCCGCGCCTGTTCACCCTCGCCCGACAGGAGGGCACGCCCAAGCGCCGTCCGGGCGACCGCTTCAAGGCGTTCGCACTCGGCCTCAACAAATAGGACCGATCACAATGGGACTGCGGCAGCTCGTCGAACGCTTCGTCGGCGGCGTGCCGGCCGTGGCTCCCGTTGTGCCGGGCCGCACCCCCTCGGGCCTCCCGGCTGTGCCGGGCCGAGGCCGGGTTTCGTCGGAGTACATGCGCGGCGAGCGCGGCCCTGTCTTCGGTGGCTGGCAACCCACCTTGCGGGATCAGCGTGAGGACGTTCGTGCCGCCTACTGGCGCGCTGCCGCCCGCACTGTCGATGCCATTCACAATTCCGGGTGGCTGTCGGGGGCCGTTGACCAAGCGGTTGCCTCGACCATCGGCACCGGCCTGCAGCTCGCCTCCCGCCCCGACTACGAGGCGTTGGGCTGGACGGCCGAGGAGTCGCGGGTCTGGGCGCGGCAGGTTGAGCGCCGCTGGGAAGCTTGGGCCGCGAGCCCCGCCGAATGCGATGCGGCCGGGCTCATGACTATGGCGCAGCTTCAAGGCGCTGTGCTGCGCTCATATTATGCCTACGGCGAGGGCTTGGCTGTCCTGCCGTGGATCAAGCGGTCGATCTCCCGCTCGCGCACGAAGGTTCAGCTCGTCTCTCCGCACCGGCTGGTGCAGGACTCCAACGGGATCGATCTCTATCAGGGCGTTCGGGTCGACAGCTACAGCCTGCCGCTCGCCTACTGCCTGCGCATGCCGAGCCCGATTTTCGAGGACGGCCAGATCCTCGAAATGCCGGCACGCGATGGCGCGTCCCGCCCCCTCATCGCCCACGTATTCGATGGGGCCGCTGGCCAGATCCGCGGCATTTCCCCGATGGCGCCGGTGCTGCAGGTGGTTCGCCAGCTCGACCAGCTCCAGAACGCGACCCTCACGGCCGCGATGATCCAGACCATTCTGGCGGCCACGGTGGAGTCGGACGCGCCCACGCCCGAGGTGCTGCAAGCGTTCCAGAGCGAGGAAGAGCAGGACGACGGCCCGGCGGGCATCGGCTCCATGCTCGGCGCAAAAACCGCATGGTACGAAAACACCAAGATCGACCTCGGCGGCTTGGCCCGCATCGCGCATTTGCTGCCGGGCGAAAAGCTCACGCTGCAAGGCTCGAAGCATCCAAACCAGAATTACGAGGCGTTCTGCAAATTCCTCCTGCGGGAAACCTCACGCTGCCTCGGGATGACGTTCGAAGAAGTGTCGAACGACTATACGAGCGCGACCTATGCCTCGGTTCGCATGAGCGTGTCGAGCAACTGGCCGATGGTGCTTCACCGCCGCAAGGTGATCCCGGGCCGGTTTTCCCAGGTCGTCTATGAGGCGTGGCTTGAGGAAGAGATCGACAGCGGCTTGATCCCATTCCCGGGCGGACTGCCGGGCTTCCTCGCGAACCGGCCTGCCGCCGTGCGCGCCGACTGGCGCGGCCCGGCGAAACCCCAGGCCGACGACCTCAAGGCGGCCAAGGCCTACGAAGTGCTCAAAAACCTCGGGGTTATCACCGACGAGGCTATTTGCGCCGACATGGGCCTCGATTGGGAAGACGTTTACGACCAGCTTGAGCGTGAGCAACAGCTCAGGAAAGAGAAAGGCCTGCCGGACTCCCGGCAGACGCCCCAGGATAACCTTGCCGACGGCCTGATCGCTCAAGACGAGCGCGGCAAGCCCGTGGCCGTCGAGGAGCGGGAGCCTTCATCATGAGCGCGGTCGATTGGACCGACCCTTGCGCCAGGGCCGAAGCCCTGCGCGCGGCCTACTATGCCCGGATCTCCGGGCAACAGGAGGTCGAAATCCTGACCCGCACCGTCGAGAGCGAACAGCGGGTCCGGTTCTCCGAGGCCAATGGCGATGCCCTTCTCTCCGAGCTGCGCACCGCCGAGGCGGAATGCGCGGCTTTGGGCGGGATGGCCCGTCCCCGGCGCCGGTTCGCCATCACCGCCGGGTTTCGGAGGTCGCGTTAGCATGAGCCACGCTCACCTTGCCCGGATTGCCGACCGGGTACTCAACCGCCCGCTGGCCATCCTGCCCGACAAGCTCGCGCTCATCGCCAGCGTGCTCGACGGCCGCATCGGGCTCGATGCGGCGGGCCTCACGGTCGACGCCGAGCGCCTGCCCGGCCGTCATGGGCCGGATGCCTCTTCCTTCATCGGCTCGCGTGAGCCGGTGGATGCCAACGACCCGCGTTCCAAGCTCAAGGCCTACCGGACCACGGGCGAGGGCGTGGCCATCGTTCCCGTCATCGGGAGCCTCGTGAACCGCTATTCGTGGCTCGACGCTGCCTCGGGCGTTACCAGCTACGAGCATTTCAAGCACGTGCTCGGCCAGATCGGCGCCGACGCCGTGTCGGCCGGCGGGTCCGTCACCGGGTGCGTCCTCGACATGGACACGCCTGGGGGCGAGGCGGTCGGGTGCTTCGAGGCCGCCGAAGCCGTCCGGGCGCTTGCCGCGATCATGCCGGTGACGGCGGTGGTCAACGGCATGGCCTGTTCGGCGGGCTACGCCATCGCGAGCGCCGCCACGAAGATCGTCACCACGCCGAGCGGGATCTCCGGCTCCATCGGCGTCGTGATGCTCCACGCCGATTACAGCCACCGTCTGCACGAGGCGGGCGTCAAGCCGACCCTCATCCACGCCGGAAAATACAAGGTCGACGGGAGCCCCTACGTCGCCCTCACCGACGACGTCCGCGACCGCCTCAAGGCTGAAATTGAGCGGTTCAACGACCTGTTCATCGAAACGGTCGCGAAGGGCCGTTCCGGTCTCACCCCCCAGGCCATTCGCGACCTCGAAGCCGCGACGAAGATGGGTGCCGACGCGGTGGCCCTCGGGCTCGCCGACGAGGTCGGCACCTTTGAGACCGCCCTCGCGGGCATCCCAGGCGCCCGCTCCGGGCGCTCCTCCAACGCAGGACGCATCAGCATGGAAACCGCCACCGCCACCGCCCCCGTCGCCCTGACGCAGGCCGATGTCGATACCGCCCGCACCGCCGGGCACGCCGCCGGCATCGAGGCCGGCAAGGCCGAGGGTCTGGTCGCCGGTGCCACCGCCGAGCGCGCCCGCATCAAGACCATCCTGTCGGGCGACGAGGCCAAGGGCCGCGAGGCTTCGGCCCAACACCTCGCCTTTGCCACCGACATGACCGCCGAGGCCGCCACCGCCGTCCTCGCCGGCTTGGACAAGGCCGCGCCGGCAGCGACCCTCGACGCCCGCGCCTCCCTGCAGCCGGCCCTGCACAGCGGTGGCGACCACCTCGCCCCCCGTGCCGGCGGCCAGCCCGCCCAGGACGGCGCTGCCTCCTGGGATGACGTGGCGACGAAGCACAACGCCTCGCGCGGCTTCAAGCCCCGCTAACCCGGCCGCCGCGACGGCCTCACCCCCTCTGCCCTCCATCCTGCGGGACTGTTCCCATGGCAAAGCTCGTCGAACCCCTCCACTCCTGCGCCTACCTCGTGAGCGAGCGCGGCGACATCAGCCGCGAAGCGGCCGTGATCGGCGCCAATCAAGACCTCGTCGTCGGCCAGGTGCTCGGCCAGCTCACCGTTTCGAAGGCTTTCGTTCGCCTCAATCCGACGGCCTCCGACGGCTCGGAAACCGCCGCCGGCGTCGCGCTCTACGCGGTGAAGACGGGCGCGACCACGACCAAGAGCACCATCACGGCGCGCCTTACGGAGGTGCGTGCCGCCGACCTCACGTGGCCGGCGGGGATCTCCGGCCCGCAGAAGCTCGCGGCCATCGAGGATCTGGCCGCCCTCAACATCATCCTGCGCTAACCGCGCGTCCCCTCGGCAGCGCCCGGCGCTGCCTCCCCGTTCCCTCGGTCATCAAGGTTTTCCAGCGTCATGCTCGCGATGGACGTTTTCTCCGGCGACGCCTTCAAGGCGATTTCGCTCACCGGATCGGTCAACAAGCTCGGCTATGTACCCGGCTTCCTCGGCACCGTGCCGAACCTCATCATTCCCAAGCCCGTGCGGACCTCAAGCATCTACATCGAGGAGCGGACGCAGGGGCCTCGTCTGATCCAGACATCGCCGCGCGGCGCCCCGCCCAGCCGTGTCGGCGGCACCCGCGCCACGGCCCGTTCCTTTAAGACCGTGCGTCTGTCCGAGGCCAGCCGCATCGACTCCGAGGAGCTGGAAAGCATCCGCGCATTCGGTTCGGAGACCGAACTCAAGCAGCTCCAGGGTGAAGTCGCGGAGCGTCAGGCCAAGATCAAGGCCGACCACGAGCTGACCCGCGAGCATATGCGCCTCGGATTGGTGCAGGGCTTGGTGCTCGACGCCGATGGTTCGGTCATCCGCGATTGGTACGACGAGTTCGAGCAGGCTAAGGCCCCCGAGATCGTTTTCGAGTTTTCGAAGACGGTCGATGATGGTTCCTTCCACCAGAAGTGCAACGACATTCGGCGTGGGATGCTGCAGAGCCTTCAGGGCCTCGGCGGCGGCAATGTCACCATTCATGCCCTGTGCGGCGACGAGTTCTTCGACGGCATGGTGCGTAGCGCCGAAGTTCGCGACACCTACAAGTTTTCGACGCGTGCCATCGACCTGCAGAACGACGTTGGCGGCGCTTATGAAAGCTTCCGCTTCGGCCAGATCATGTGGCACAACTATCGCGGCACGGACGACAACTCCACGGTAACGGTCCCGTCCGACGAGGTGAAGCTGTTCCCCGCCGGCGCGGATATCTTCCAGATGGCACAGGCCCCGGCCGAGGGCTTCGGCTTCAACGGCACCCTCGGCCTGGAAACCTACTCCTGGATCGTCCGCGACAAGGATCGCGACCAGTGGGCGGACATCGAGGTGAACTCGTACCCGCTCCCGGTCTGCACCATGCCGCAGGCCCTCCGCTCCGGCTCCCTGAAGGCAGCCTAATCACCCGCCGCGCTGCCGCAGGGCCGCGCGGCGGCTTCGCTTCGTCATGAGCCCGCGCGGGCGGAGGGTTGCCCCATGGATGACTCCCGCCTCGCGCGCCTACACGCCGCCGTCGACCGCGCGTTCTATGAGGACTTCGCGATCACACCCATGGCCAAGCCTCGCGATGTGAACCTGCGCGCCGGGCCGGACGCCTCACGGCCTCCGGTGACACGCTTTCGCGCGAAGTGGATCGCGCAGGGCAAGACGAAGCACGCGGCGCACCGAACCCTGGCGGGTTCTGCGACCCGTGCCGCGAGTGGAATCGTCCCCATGATCGAATTTCCGTCCGGTGTGCTGCCCTACGGGGTGCGTGCCGGCGATGTCGTCACACGCCTTAAGACCGGGGCGCGCTTCGAGGCGTCTACCCCGCTCGATGGCGATTTCGGCCTCACGCAGATCCCGCTGGCAGACGCATGAGCTACGCCCTCACCGCCTTGCGCCTCGCGGCCATCGACGCGCTCAACGCGCACCCATTCCTCGCCGTCGAGTGTGCCGGCCGGATCTATGACGAGCGCATCGCGGATTTTGACCACCGCGAGCCGGTGCCCGTCATCATCGTGACGGCCGAAAACCTCAATGGCCAAGCGTGGTCGCAGAACAACGGCGGTCTGCCCTACCACGACGCGTGCGACCTCGTGCTTGAGGTCGCCATGAACGTTGTGGCCCTCGACGAGGACAAGCAGCTCGCGCTTTGCCTTGCCGCCTCCGATGGCCGGCTCAAGGCGCGCCTCGACGCCATCGCCTATTGGGCCGATGTCGCTCTGACGCAGTACAATTCGGCGGCCCGTCGGCGCCTCAACACCGTGCTCAAGCGGGTGGTTAAGCGCGATGTGGAGACCTTCAAGCCCGAACAGGTGGCCGAGCGTCTGGCCGTTTGCCGGGTGACACTCCGATGTGAGTTGCAGGGCGACACCCCGCTCGACGCGCGCAACCCGCCGACCGGCCCGTTCGCCGGGTTGCCCGACCCCATGCGTTCGTTCTGCACCCTGGTCGATCCCGGCTCGTATGCCGGGATCATCTGCGCCGAACAGGCCGAGCGCCTCCCGCCGCCGCCGTTGGCCCCGGGAAGTGTCGCCATCACCCTCAACGCGCCGGCTCACGACGGCGCCGGCACGCCTGCGGCCGAGCCTTCGGCCTGGACGCAAATCGCCGTCGGGAGCCTTTGAGCCATGCGCAAACACGTCACCCCGGCCGATCCGGCCGCGAGCATCCCCGACCCGTCACGCGGGCGCGATCTGCCCGCCGATGGCTTGCCTGTCGACTGGACGGCCTATTGGGCTGGCCTCGAAGCGCGCGGCGACATCACCGTGACCGACGTGGGGGCCGCGCCCGAGGCCGCCGCGCCGGCCGCGCCCGCCGAGGAGCCCATCGAGGTCGAGGCCGACCCCGCCGCCTGATCCCACCCTTTCCGCCGTCATCCCCCCATCCGAGGGCCGCCCCTGAGCGGCCCTTTTTCGTGGAGCCTACCCGCCATGGCCGCCAGTCAGGTCGCTTTCCAGAACACCCCCGGGGATGTGCGCGTCCCGATCTTCATGGCCGAGCTGAACGCCGGCCCGCCCTCGTATTCGAGCCTGTCCCGCGCCGTCGTCATCGGCCGCGCCCTGGCGCTGTCCGCCGTGCTCACCGCTGGCGGCCTGATCAACGTCGGCTCGATGGACCCGTCGGTGGTCGCCGGCCAAGGCTCCATCGGCGCCGACATGCTTCTGCAGGCCCGCCGCCGCAATCCGCTCGGTGAGATCTGGTTCCTCGATGCGGGCGACCCGGCCGGCGGCGTGAAGGCGGCCGGCTCCCTGGCCATCGTCGGGACCGCGACTGCGCCCGGCTCCCTCGTGCGCTACGTGGCCGGCGAACGCTACGCCGTCGGCGTGGCCATCGGCGATACCGCCGCCACCGTCGCCACAGCCCTCGCCGCCCGGATCAACGCGGGGTTCGTGAAGTTCGATCGGACCATGGGCGCCCCTGTCGTCGCCACGGCGGCGGCTGGCACCGTGACGCTCACGGCCCGGCATGCCGGCCTCGAAGGCAATTCGATCACCCTCCTGGCCGGCCTCGACGGCGACGAGGTCGAGGTGCCCGGCCTCACCGTCACGCCGACGGCCATGGCGAACGGCGCCGGCGAGGTCGACCTCGCGGCCGTGCTGGCCAAGCTCGGCGCCCAGCCCTTCGACTTCATCATCAGCCCCTATGCCAGCACGGCGCAGCTCAACGCGGTGCGCGACTTCCTGTCGGACAGCGGTGCCGGCCGGTGGTCGCCCCTCGTCGGCCTGCAGGGGCACTACTTCTCCGGCACGGAGGGCAATCTCACCACCCTCACCGCGTTCGGCCGGACCCGAAACGACCGTCACGTCACCTTGCTCGGCCTCAACAAGCTGCCCCAGGCGCCGTGGAGCTACATCGCCGCGATGGGTGGCGAGGTGGCGTTCCGGAAGAACCTCGGGCGCTCGCTACGGGAGGCCATCGAGATCGCGCGGCCGATGCAGACCCTCGTCATGGAGGGGCTGCGCCCGCCGCAGAGCGCGGCCGACACCTTCGGCGCGCCGGATCGCGACTCTCTCCTGCGCAGCGGGATTTCGACCTACACCGTCACGGGCGACGGGCAGATTGCCCTGGATCGGGTCATCACGACCTATCGCCTCAACGCCGCAGGCCTGCCGGACAAGACCTTCCTCGACATCGAGTCGGTGTTCATCGGCGCTTACGCCATCCGCTACATCAAGAACGCGCTCGTCGGCACCTACCCCCGGCACGTGCTCATGGAAGACAACCCCGGCAATATCCAGGGCGTGGCGACCCCTGCCCAGCTTCGCGGGTGCGTGATCCACGCTTACACCGACCTCAACAGGGCCGGCCTCGTGCGGCAGGTCGAGTTGTTCATCTCCGCCCTCGTGGTCGACTGCGACTATGAGCAGGACCGGGCCAATTTCTACATTCCGGCCTCGAAGGCCGCCGCCCTGCGGATCTTCGCGGTCAACACCACCCTGTTTTCCAACCTCACGGACACGAACGCGACCGGCCTCTAAGGCCGCCGCGCGCGTCCGCACGGCCGGGCGGCGGGCGCCCGGCCGCTCCTCCTCACACCTGACACGCGGGAGCATCCCCCATGGACACCAAGGGCGGGCGGTATTCGCTCGACATCGACGGCCAGACTTTCTCCGGTCGCGCCAAGGCCACCATCAACCCCTCCAATGTCGAATTGGCTAACGAGGCCAATCAGGATGGCACGGGTTATACCACCGTCAAACCGGGCCTGTACGGCATCGAACTGACCTTCGACCGTGGTAGCGGCATCAAGTGGAACGCGGCGATGTTGCTCAAGAAGGTCAACGTGACCTTCCGCGAGGATGATGTTGGCCTCACCCACTACCTCACCGGCGCGCGCTGGCAGGGCAAGCCCGCCATCGACACGGAGAACGGCGAGGTCTCCGGCCTGTCGCTGATGTCCGACCAGTACAGCTCGGCCGCCGCTTAATCCCCGGCGCGGCGCCCTGGCCGGCGCCGCCGCCTCCCGCCTCGTCAGACTGAACGCGCCGCGATGCGGGCGTACACGGAGCCCTCATGGCCAACGCGAAAGTCATCCTGAGCGCCCCCCTCGTGGGGCATGCCGTCGTCAAGCACCTCGAATTCCGCGAGCCGCGCTGGGACGACATCATGGACCTCGGCGACCCCTACGTCTGGACCGACAAACCGGGGAGCCCGGGCTACGTGGTCCCGACCCCGATTCCCGAAGTGTGCAAGGCCTACGCCGAGCGACTCATCGCCAACGGCGACAAGCCCGGCGACCCGCTGTTGCTGCCCCGCCTCGGCATCCGCGACAGCTTCGCGGTGCGGGACGCCATCATGGATTTTTTCCTCAGCGTCGATCCAAAGGTGCTCGCTGGCTCGACGCCATCGCAGACGAACTCGTCTTCGACTGCGAATTCGGAGTCGACGCCGTCGGCCGAATGACCGTGTCGCAGATGCTCCACTGGCACGGGCGCGCCTGCGCCCGGGCCGAGGCACGGAAGAACAAGCGATAACCGCGAGGCAGGGTGATGGCAGGACGTACCGTCGAGGCGCGCCTCGTCATCACCGGACAGGATCGCGGCGCCAAGGCGGCCCTCGACGGGGTTGCCAAGGCGGCGGCAGGCGTGGCCCGCGTCGGCAAGGCCACCGCCGAGGTGAAGCGCCTCACCGACCAGCTCGCTAAGCTCGACGCGGCGGCCAAGGCCGCCGAGCGGGTGCGGGCGGCGGCCGACGCTGCGGCCTCCGCCTCGATGGCGTTTCGGCTGGCGCAGGGTCGCACGGCGGCGCTCGCCAAGGAACTCGACGCGGCCCGGGCCGCCGCTGCCCGCTTCGAGGCCACCAAGGGCGCCGCGAAGGGCGGGGCCATGGCCAAGGAGGCGGCCGACGCCGCCGCCAAGGTCGCGGACCTGTCGACGAAGCTCAAGGTGGCCCAGCGCGATCTGCGCGGTGCGGCCTCCGCCATGTCGGCCCAGGCCTCGGCCGCCGCCTCGGCGCGCTCGGCTATGAACGCGCTGGGCGTGCCGGTGCAGAGCATGGGCGCGCACCAACGCTCCCTGAAATCCAGCATCGACGCCACGACACAGGCCATCGAGCGGCAGGCCCGTGCCGACCAGCGTGCGGCCGAGGTCAAAAAGCTCACCGTCCAGCGTCGGGCCGAGGCCCAGGCGCGAGCGGAAAAACTCGAGCGCGAGGTTGCCACCCGCCGCGAAACACGCCGTGACGCCTACAAGACCGCCGCTGGCATCGTCGGCATCGGCGCGGTGCATAAGGCAGAGCATTTCGGGCGACACGCCCTGCACACCTATCAGGAGTTCGACAACGAGCGCCGGTTCGGCAAGGTCGTGATGGGCCTCACCGACGCCGAACAGAAGCCCCTGGTGGATCAGGCCATCCACATGGGTGCCACCACCCGATACAACGACGTCCAGGTGCTCGAAGCCCAGCGCGAGCTGGCGGCACGCGGTCTGAAAAAAGATCAGGTGATGGGCATGATGCCCGCCGCCGCCGACCTCGGCCAGTCGATGGATTTGCGCCTGCCCGACGCCGTCAAACAGATGGAAGGGGCGATCTTCGGGTTCAAAAAGGACATTTCGACCCTCGAAGCGGCCAAGGCGTCGGCCCGGCAGACGGCCGATGTGCAGGTTAAGGCGGCGAAAATCTCCGGCATGACGCCGGAGGATATCAGCCAAACCTATAAGTACGGCGCCACCCCGGCCCGTATGGCTGGCCTGTCCGAGCACACCCTCCTCGCCTTCGCCGCGATCTCCAAAAAGGCGAACATGGGCGGCGACGAGGCCGGCGTCGCGTTCCGTGCGCTCGCCGCCAACGCCCTGTCTCCGACCCGGCAGGCCCGCGAAGTCATGCTCGCGAACGGGATGGATTATAAGAACTATCAGAAGAACCCGGAGAAGATCGACACCAAAGCCTTCGCCAAAGCTGTTGCGGCTCAGTACGGCGTCCAGCTCGACAAGGGAACGGTCGGCGCGCTCAACAAGATATTCACCGACAAGCGGATGATTGCCGATCCGTCCAAGTTCACCCCTGCGGTGATGGATCTGTTGTCGGATCGACTCGGCGGCGACGACGCCAAGTCGAAAAAGAGCATCGCCGGTCTGGCCAATCGCTTTCGTAGCGCCTCAATGCAGGGCGTCGACAGCGACCGGCTGGTCAAAGACCTCATGGTGGCGATTTCGAAGAACCCGGCTATCGCCAACGCGTTTTTCGGCTCGAAACAGGGTGGTCGCATCGCGAATGCCTTGGGCGACCCGGCATATTTCAAAAAGGTGTTGGAAGAACTCCTCCACCACTCCGACGGGTACGCCGAAAAGGTCTCTTCGGCACGGATGGAGGGCTTCGACGGCGCAGTGAAGCGGTTCCGCGGTGCCGTGACCAACCTCGAAACCAAGCTCGGGCGCGCCTGGGATAACGACGGCGACGGCAAAGGCGGTGCCCTGACGTGGGTCACCGACAAGGCCGGCAAGCTCGTTCAGGCGATGGCCGAGATGGACAACAGTGCGGTGCAGGCCGCGTCGGGCCTCGCGGCTGTCGGCGCCGCCGTGGTCGGCGTTAAGTCCATCGGCCTCCTCGCCAGCGGCTTCGGGCTCAAGGGCTCGGCGGTGGCGCTCGGGGAGTCGGCTGTGGCGCTTAACGCGGCGGCCGGTCGTCTTGGTGTCGGCGGGGCTGTCGGTACGGCGGCAACGACCGCCGCCACGGCTGTGCCGGCTGCGGCGGCTGCTACCTTCGGCCTTGGTGGCATCATCATGGCGGGCGGCGCCGTCGGCGGTGCCTACCTCGACAGCTCCGAGGCGACGCAGGGCGGCATGGGCACGGCCGCCCTCACCGGCAGGGAAACCACCGGCCAGCGTCTCATTCGCGAAAACCGGGAGATGCTGGAGCGGCAGAAGACCCTGCAGGGCCAGCGCGACGAACTCGCCCAGCGGCTCGACACGGAAAAGGGCGTGGCCGAGCGCCTGCGCAAAACCTACGAGGGCAAAAAGGACACCGGCACGGAGAAGATCCAGGCGGATGCCGCCGCCCGCATCGCCAAGTGGGAAGCCGAGATCGCGGGGCTCGATGCCAAGCTCAAGGCGCTCGGCGACATGCCGATCCCGCCGCCGCGCCCGCCCGACTTCTCCGTGTTGAAGGAGAAGTCGGGGGAGGCCGGCACGGAGGCGGGCCGCAAGGTCGGCGACGGGCTGGCCGACGGGGTGAAGGAAAAGGCTCCCGAGGTCGAGGAACAGGGTCGCACCTTGTTCGAACGCCTCAAGGCGATGTTCGCCGAGGGGATCAAGATCCCGATTTCGCTCGAGGGCGGTGGCTCCGAGGGCGGCGGTGGGGGCATGATCCGCAAGGCGTCGTTCGGCGGAGACGACGGGGCTGGCGGCGGCGGTGGTGGCATCGGGTCCGGTGCCCTCGGGCGGGTCCTGCGCGGCTCCGCTTCGGCGGGTGGCGGGAGCGGATCGGGTGGCGGTGGAGCTGTGCGCGTCTCCTCCGGCGCCCCCCTGTCGGCGCGTGACATGCGGGACGTGAACCCGGAGTTCGCGGCCTACATCCGCGAGTCGGCGGTGCGCAACGGCATCGACCCGAACATCGCCCTGCGCATCGCCAACAGCGAGGGCCTGCGCGGGTCGAGCCCGACTCGGCTCACCCCGGGCGACTATGAGAACGGGCGCCCGACGAGCTTCGGCCCATTCCAGCTCCACTACGGACGCTCGGGCGGCCTCGGCAACCGCTACACCAAGGAAACCGGCAACCACGCCAGCGACCCGCAGCACTGGAAACAGCAAATCGACTTCGCCCTGCGCATCGCCCGCAAGGAAGGGTGGCGCGCTTGGTACGGTCGCAAAGGCGCCGGGGTCGGCGTGTGGGACGGCATCGGCGTGGTTCCCAAGGGCAGCGCCTCCGCCGAGGCGGGGACGTTCCCCAACGGGGCGCCGAAGGTGCTCAAGCCTCGCTCCATGCCGGATGCTCCCGGCTCTGTGATGCCCAATCCCCTCGACCGGCGCATGCCGCAGGGCGAGGGCGCGTCCGACCGCATGGAGCGGGCGGCGACGCGAATGGAGGAGGCCAGCCTGCGCACGCACCACACCGTCGAGGTGTCGGCGTCGCGGGGGCTGATCGCCCGCACCAAGGGGATGACGGCCACCGGAACCGGGGGCGTCAGGCCCAACGTCGGCGTGTCGATGCCGACGGCGGAGCGGCAATTCGACGTGTGAACGAAGGGGCGGTGTCGACATGGTGGAAATCGGCCTCGACACCGCCGCTATCGCCGATCTGGCCAAGCGCCTCGAAGGCTTCGGGCACAAGCTGCCGAACGCTCAGGCCCTCGTGCTCAACCGTGTCCTGACGCGGACCAAGGCCCGCGTCATCCCGGCCCTGACGGAGGCGACCGGCCTCAACCGGCTCGTCATCGTCAAGGCGGTGCGGATGCGCCGCGCCTCGCCGAACAACCTCACCGCCGCGCTCACCACGCGCGGCGGCAACATCTCCTATCGCTACTTTCACGCCCGCGAGGTGCCCGGCGGCGTCGAGGCTCAGGTTGCGGGTGAGACCGAGCGCCTATCGGGCCACTACTTCCGCCGCTCCGGCAAGGCGCCGAACCGGCGCGTGGTCAAGCGGCTCAACGGGCAGGTGTATTTCAACGCCTCCGGCAAGTGGAAGGGCGAAATCAAGGTTGAGAAATCCGGGGTCTACATCCCCTGGAAGATGGTCGACCGAAAGACCGCCGACGCCTTCCTCGATGTGGTGTCCCTCGAATTGCCCAACGAAATCACGCGGGAGCTGGAAAAGCTCCTGCCTTAGTCCCCTGCCTTGAGCCCCGGAGCCCCGACGCATGCGCAACTGGCCGGCGACCCTCCAGGGCGCGAGCTTTCGCGGGTTCCCGTTCCATGTCGAGCGCGAGGGCGTTGATGGGGCGGGCCGGCGGGTTGCCGTGCATCCCTTCGTCAAGGCCGAGGTGACGGGCACGGAGGATATGGGGCGCAAGCTGCGCCGCTTCCGCCTCGCCGCCTACATCGTCGGCGACGATGCCGACGCCCAGGCTCGGGCCTTCACCGAAGTGTGCTCGGCGCCCGGTGCGGCCATGCTGGTGCTGCCGATGCTCGGCGGCGAGCTGGCCCGCTGCATCGGGTGCTCGATGAGCGCCGATAAGGACAAGCTCGGGCGCATCGCCTTCGACCTCGAATTCATCGACGCCGGAGCGGATGGGGGCGGGTTTCCCGCGATCCCCCTCGGCGACCGCATCGCGCAAGGCGCCCTCGACACCCTGTCGGGGCTCGTCTCCACGGTCATCGGCGCCCTGCCCTTCTAAGGAACATGCCCATGGCGAACGTGCCCAGCTCCGCCCTCGACGGGGCGGCGGTGGCGGCGGCCGAGCTGTCCGCCATCGTGGGCGCCCTGGCCGCGTCCCTGACTCTGCCGGACGCGACCGCCCGGGCCGTGTCGGCCTCGTGCCGCCGCACGGCCCTGGTCGCCGCCCCGCGCATCCGCTCGAATGCCGACGTGGCCGCTATCGCGGCCCGCCTCGTCGCCGATGTCCAGGCCACGGCCCGCGCCGCCGCGCCGGGGGATGCCAGCGCCGCGCTCTACGCGGCGGCGGCCGATACGCTCGGCGCGTCCCCCCGCTCGGCCTCGCCGGTGCTGACGCGGGCGTATGCCCTGGCGCGTGCCCTGGCCGCCGCCGTCGAGGTGGCATGCCTCGGCGAGGCCTTCCTGTGCGAGGCCCGCACGCAATTCGCCGACCGTCCGGCCGCCTCGCAGGCGCGGGACCGGATCAACGAGGCCCTGGACGGGGCCGCCGACCGCATCGCCGCCGCTCTGCGCCAGGAGGTGCTGGGCGTCGTCCTCACGGCCGCGCGCCAGTGCTCGGCGCATTTGGCCACGGAGGCGACCACCCTGCAGCCGGTGGTGCGGGGTGAGGCGGCGCGCTCGTTCCCGTCCACGGCCCTCGCCTTCGCCCTCTACGGCGACCCCACCCGGGCCGTCGACCTCGTGGCACGCAATCGCGTCGCGACCCCCCTGTTCATGCCCGCCACCTTCGAGGCCCTGGCGCCGCGATCCTGAGGAATGCTTGCCATGCCGGCGGTGCCCGAACTCGTCACCGTCGTGGTCGACGGCAAGGCCCTGCAGGGCTGGCAGAGCGTCCATATCACCCGCTCGGCCAAGGCCGCCGCCATCCCGTTCAGCCTCGGCGCGTCGAACCCGGCCTGGTCGGTCGACGCTCGGGCCATGCGCCGGGGCAAGATGATCCAGATCTACACCGCGCCCGACACCGGCGGCGGGCTTGGCCGGTTCACCGGGGGAGACCTTCTCTGCACCGGGTATGTCGACACCTATGAGGCGGAGATTGGCGAGAGCGCGCACGAGGTCGGCGTGTCGGGTCGCTCGAAGCCGGGCGACGCCATCGACTGCCCGCCGGTCCGTCACAAGACCGGCCTCGTGGAGAACAAGACCCTCCTGGAGGCGGCCAACGAATTCGACGAGTGGGGCATCGGCTTCACCTCCGACCTCAATCTGCCGAAGCTCGCCGAGGTGCAGCTCGTGCCCGGCGAGCCGCTGTTCTACACCCTGGAGCGCGAGGCCCGGCACCTCGGCGCCCTCCTCATGGGCCAGCCGGACGGATCGGTGGCGATCACCCGCGCGGGCAAGAACCGCCATGCCGGTGCCCTCGTCGAGGGTCATTCCCCCATCACGGGAACCATCAAGATCCGGTGGGGCGTCGAGAGCAAGCGTTCGGAGATCCGGGTGCGCGGCCAGCGCACCGATGGCGTCGGTAAGGAAAGCCTGCGCCAGGAAGAGATCGAGCGCGATGAGACGGTGGGTCGCCACCGCCCCTACATCCTGTTCAACGAGGGCGATCAGACCTCGAAGGAGCTGCGCCGCCGCGCGCGTTGGGAGCGCCTGCGCCGCGCCGGCTCCGGCCTCTCCATTGGCCTCAAGGTGTCGACGTGGCGCGACGCGGCCGGGACGCTCTGGCAGCCCGGCTGGCTCATCGCGGTCAAGATCCCATCGGAGGATGTGGATCAGGATTTCGCCATCGCGAGCGTCACCTACGACCAGGCGGTCACGGAGGACGGCGGCTCCGGCACCACGGCCGAGCTGACCCTCGTCGACCCGCGCACCCTCGGCGGCAAGGGGTCGGGCTCCGGCTCGGGCTCGGGGGCCGGCGACGGCGGCGGCACCAAGAGCGAGGATTTCGACCCCGGCGCGGAACTCGAGGATCAGGGTGAGGAAGGCGCATGAGCGGGCGGCTGTTCCGGGTCGAGCACGTCGACACCAACGACGAGGGCGACCTCCAGACCTCGACCCTGCTCGGGCCGCAGGGCGAAACCCTCAAGCGCGTGCCGCGCGTCATGCCGTTCGGCCTGCATTCGAGCGTGCCGTCGGGCTCGCACGGCATGGCCCTGCAGTTCGGCGCCGGCGGGCGCACGCTCAAAGCGGTGCTCGGCCTGGAGCACCAGGATCACCGGCCGCGCAAGCGCGAGGTCGGGTCGACGGCGCTCTATGACGCCAACGGCAACACGATCTCCCTGGTGCAGTCCGAACTCCGCTGGACCGGGAAAAAGGCCTCCGTGATCGAAAGCGGCGACACCGTCACCGTGTCCGTCGGCGCCCTCAAGATCATCGTGAGCAAGGGCCGCATCGACCTCGGCGCCCCGAACGGCTCGCCGGTGATGACGCAAGCCGGCCCGTCCAGCGTCGTGTTCGCCAAGGTCTGACCCTTCAAGGAATCCCCGATGAAACTGAGCCTCACGCCGCTGGCCGAGGCCGGCGTCATCGTCCTGCCGCCGGATATCGTCTGGAACGGCTATTCCGGCGACTTCGCCGTGGCCACGAGCCCGGAACAGGGCGGCGTCGGCGGCCTCGTGGCGCGCAACCCCCTCGCCACCGCCGTCCTCATGCTCCTGTTCACCGACGCCCGCGCCGAGCCCTACCAACTCACCGACGCGCATGGCGGCGACCGGCGCGGATGGGTCGGGGACGGCTTCGACATCGACACCGCTGCCGGCGAGGCGCCCCTCGGCTCCACCCTGTGGCTCTACCGGCGGGCCGTCCTGTCCGACATGACCGGCCGCGAGGTCGAGGCCGAGGCGAAACGCGCCCTCAAGCCCCTCATCGACCAGGGCGCGGTGGTGCGGATCGACGCCACGGCCGAGGTCGACTTCATCGCCGAGTCTCTGCGCCTCCGCATCGCGCTCTACGGCCGCGACGGCCTGCGGAGCTACGCCGAGCAATTCGATATCCTCTGGAGGCGCGCCGATGGCGGGTTATAAGATTCGCCCCCTGGCCGAGCTGTCGCAACAGGCGCGGGGGTTCTTCACCCAATCGGTCACCGGCGCCATCGCGAGCGTTTGGGCCAACACCTTCACGGTGTTCGCCAAGGTGCTCGGCCTGCTCAACTTCGAGCACGAACAGCGCCGCGCCTTCCTCTATGACCAGATTTTCGCCTCGCGTGCGGGCAAGGTCTGGCTCCTGCGGCACGGCTTCGAGCTGGGATTGCAGCCGTTCCCGGCCCTGTCGGCCCTCGGCACCGCGACGGCCGACGCGACGCCCGGCCTCACGATCCCCGCCGGCCTGCGCTACGCCCGCGCCGACGGGGCGGTCTACGCGGTGGCCGCCGACGAGGCGGCCGGCGGCAACAGCGTCACCCTCACCCTGGAGGCCGACGCCCCGGGCGGCCTCGGCAACTGTGCCGCCGGCACGGTGCTCACCCTTCTGGACCCCGACGACGCCCCGGCCGGCCTCGGCCGCGTGGCCGTGGTCGATGCCGGCGGCCTCGGCGGCGGGGCCGACGAGGAAAAGCTTGAGCCCTTCCGCGCCCGGGTGCTGCGCCGCAAGCGCAACCCGCCGCAGGGCGGGGCGCGGCCGGATTGGGAAACGTGGGTCGGCGAGGCGCTGGGCTCCGTGGTGCAAGCCGTCTTCGTCGACAGCTTCTCCAATGAGACCCGGGCGGTGTGGGTGGCCTTCACCGTCGGCGACCAGCCCAACGGCATCCCCACGGAGGCCCAGGTCGCCCTGGTGCAGGCCTACATCAACGACCCCGTGCGCCGGCCCGTCACGGCCCGTGCCTACGCGATCCGGCTGGCGCTCCTGCCCATCCCGGTCGCCATCCAGGGGCTCGCCCCCGATACCACCGACGTGCGCGCCTCCGTCGAGGCCGAACTCGCGGCGGAATTCCTCGACCGCGCCGGCCCCG